CGCCCGCGACGTTCGAGCAATTGCCGTACCTGGGCGAGGCTGGGATCAAGGCGGTTGGGACGGGCGTGGCGGATGGGGCCGGAGGCGGGAAAATCTACGCCTATCCGATGCCGACGACGACGAAGAACACCATTAATACCTACACGCTGGAGGGCGGGGACGACCAGCAAGAGGAGGAGATGGAATACGGGTTCGTCGAGTCGTTCAAGCTCTCCGGCAAGGCGGGCGAGGCGTGGATGATGTCTGGCAACTGGGCAGGCAGGCAGATCGCGCTTGGGACATTCACGGCCAGCCTGACTCCGCCGGCGGTGGAGGAGATCTTGTTCGGCAAGAGCTTGCTCTACATTGACGCTACAACGATCGGGACGACGGTCAAGAGCAGCACATTGCTGGCCGCCGACGTGGATGTGAAAACAGGGTGGGTGGCCGTGTTTTCGGGGGACGGGCAGCTCTATTTCACGTTCGTCAAGGTGACGGGCACTGAGGAGGTGATGCTGAACATCACGTTCGAGCACGACGCGACGGGGGTGGCGGAGAAGGCGGCCTGGCGTGCGGGGACACGTCGCTTGATTCGGCTCAAGGTGACGGGAAGCGCGGTGACGAGCGGGACGGCGTACAACGCCAAGACGCTGGTGCTGGACTTTGGCGGGAAGTGGGAAAAGTTCGACAAGATCGGCGAGCAGAACGGGAATGACGTGGTGCAGGGGACGCTGCGGGCACGGCCCAGCACGACGGACTCGACGTTCTTTACGATGACGGTGGTGAACACGCTGACGAGTCTGACGTAGGTTCTCATGCCCTCATCCCTTCGGCGAGCTCATGGCAGGCCCCGGCCCTTCCCCCAAGGATGGGGGAAGGGAGGAAGAGGCAGGCCCCGGCCCTTCCCACAACGATGGGAGAAGGGGTGAAGAGCGGGACACATAATTTACATTATGTGTTGAGACTGGGGATTGACAAGGGGCATGGATGGTGCTATGATTTTCTTATCCCTGGAAGGATACGCGTACAGCCTTTTTTTGTTGCTGGTCGCGTTCACAACTCACTTGTGGGCAAAGGCCCGCGATTGGCGAAAGGCTGCTCTATCCTTCCAGGGACTGATCGGCAATAACCAATCGCGGGCTTTTGCATTAACAGAGCGCCACCGGAGAGATGAGCCTCCCCGGTGGCAGCAGGCGGAGAGATCTGCCTGCAAGCTCCATTATAGCATAAGGAGAGATGAAAGTGGCTAAGTCAGGATCGAGCACACAGGTTCTTTTGGAGGCGGGGGGATTGTGGCCCACGCAGGAGCGCATGGGGCACATTCCAACCGGCCGCGGCCAGGCCAAGTACCGTGAATATCTGGCACGGTGCATCGTGGAGGCGCTGGGGCACTTGACGATGGAGGATCTGGTGGCGGTGATGTACACGGTGGGGAAGTTGGCGCTGGAAAGGGGGAAAGGATGAGATTGGTATTGGGGATTGGGTATTGGGGATTGGGTATCAGGTCATAGAAAAACAGCTATTCGGTGTGCCCGCGCCCATTGGCCCGGAAAGAATTGCAGAGTCTGCGCGAACGCGCTCGCTCGTTTGAGTGGGCGCGTTTTCGTTTTCAGAAGGAGATGAGGAAATGGCAGAGATTCGGTTGCACCTTACGATCGAGCGCATCAATGCCTTGAGCGTTGGGGAGCGGATTACGTTCGAGGAACCCAGTGAAGCCAGCACGCGAGCGCTGCGGGACATGCTTGCCAATTTCGTCATGGGAGACAATGGGGAATATATGACGAACAAGGCTGCGCGCCAGCTCTTGAATCGTCTGTCACCCGACGAGTTCATAGAGATAGGTCGCAGACTCTATACGCAATTTGGAGTCCTTGCGGTAAACCCTACGCCCGTCGCAGACTCTATGATGCAACCTGCTGCGTAGGCAGGGGGCCGGACTGGCTGGAGTCGTTGCGCCAGGCGCAGGCGTGGGGTCGTCCTCCCTGGGAGATTCTAGGGCGGCCAGGATCATTTTATGAGCGCATGATTTGGCGCGTCCGGTGGATAGAGGCAGATCGGTTAGGACTGCTGGATAGCCGAATGATCCTCAGGCAACTGGTGCAAACCCCCGTCCCTAAAAAGGATTGGGGAGAGGCGTGGAGAGATTGATTGGCCGAAGAGCTAAAAATAATTATCACGGCTGACGATAAAGCCAGCGATGTGATCAAGGGAACAAACAAGGGTTTGATTGACCTGGGCGCTATTGCCGGCGGGGCGTTGAAGGTCGGACTGGCGGCCGGGGCCGCTGGTGTTGCGGCGCTGGGGGCTGGTCTAGTTTCAAGCGTTTTCGCGGCTTCCGACGCAGAGGATGCGCAAGCGGATCTCATCGCCACGCTGAAATCCACAAAGGGCGTGGCGGGGATGACCGCTGAAGCCGTCAACGCTCTTGCCACTCAATTTCAAAATACAACAAGATTTGAGGACGATGTAACGGTCAAGGGGCAAGCCATGCTCTTGACGTTTACAAACATTGGGAAGGGGGTTTTCCCGCAGGCCACTGAAGCTATGCTGAACATGGGGCAGAAGTTCGGCAGTGTGGATGCTGCGGCCCTCCAGTTGGGCAAGGCACTCAATGACCCTATTGAGGGTGTTACCGCTCTCCGGCGTGTCGGCGTGATGCTGACCGACCAACAAGAGGCACAAATCAAATCTTTGTTGGGAGACGCTGATGCACTCAAAAAGTTGTCCGAAGAAATGATGAAGGCACAAGACAAATTGCCTGGCCTAACAAAGGAGTTAGATGCAGCGAAACTGAAATACAGGGAGATGGCAGAAAGCGGAACAGCAAGCGCCGAGGCTCTGAAAGATCAAAACAATAAAATAGCAGTTTTGGTCGGAAAGGTCATGGATGCTCAGGCTGCGATAGACCTGTACAACAAGGCTCAGACGCGCGCGGGGGACGCGACTTTACAAGCCTCAAACCTGGCTGCGGCACAAAAGATTATCTTGGGGGAGTTGAATACTGAATTTGGCGGTTTGGCCGTGGCTGCCGGGCAGACGTTCGCAGGCAAGTTGGACATCCTAAAGAATAAGTTCGGAGACATTCTGGAGACAATTGGCGGGGGGATGCTGCCGGGGCTGACGAAGTTGGGCGATGGACTCATCAAGGCGTTGGATGATCCGGTCGTGAAGGCGGCCATCGCGTCTATTTCGGATTGGCTTGCCACTCAGTTGCCAAAGGCGATTGAGATGGGGGCCGGACTGCTGGACAATCTGCAAAAGAACGGGCTTACCAATGTATTGAGGCAGGCGCAGGCATGGGTGAATGATCCTGCCACGAAGGCTATGTTGCAAGGGGTTGGAACGCAGGTTGGGGATGGGATTGTGTCTGGAGTCAAAGCGGCGGCTACTAACATACCTGCGTGGACGGCATTGGGAACGGAGATTGGGAAAGTGGCTATTCCCATCATGGCAAATGTGGGCGGGGCCATTGGAGTCGAGGTGTACAACAGCATCATGGAGAAACTCGGGATCCCGTTTAGGCTGGGCATTGCCCCGGCAGGGGGAGCTGCGCCTGTGTCTGGATTTGCGGCAGGTGGGGTCGTGCCAGGCCCTATGGGTGCGCCTCAGTTGGCTGTGGTGCACGGCGGGGAGACGATCACGCCGGCGGGCGGAGGCGGAGGGGGATTCACTTTTGTGTATGCGCCGATGATGAGTCTGGCGGACGAGCGGGAAGCGCAGACGAAACTCGCGCCGGTGCTGAATCAGTGGTGGGCGAATGCGAAGCGGATGAGGACGGCGTAATCCCCTCCCCTGGCCCCTCCCCCGATGGGTACATCGGGAGAGGGGATGAGACACATAAGGGGAATTATCGGACAGTGGGACTTGTGGGCAAGTGGGCGACGGCGCTGTGTACAGCGGCAAGCCTCGCCCCTACGGGTGGGATGACGAGGATGGGATAACGTGGCACGCTACAGCAAGTTCAAATATTCGGAAGCCAAGTATGGCGCGACTACGACACTCAATCTGCTGTGGGGACTGGAGGTGGATTGGGACAATGATGGGTTGTTCACTGGCGCGAGCGAAGACGCTCGGCTCAAGTCATTCTCGATTACGCGGGGACGTGAAGGTATGTTCTCTTCGGCCACAGGAGGAGAATCACGCTTTGCCAGGATGCAGGTGGGACAATGCACGCTCGCCTTGGACAATCACGACCGGCGGTATGACCCGTGGTATGCGACAAGCCCATTGTATGCGAATGTTCAGCCGGGGCGTGAGGTGCGGTTGCGAGTCAAGAACGGGTCGGCGGGGAGCACCTATAACCTATTCAGGGGCAAAGTAGACGAGATCCCGAGTACGGGGGGAAGGCGCGACCCTCAAGTGCAACTCAAGGCATCAGATGGGTGGCGGCTGCTCTCAGATAGGCAAGCCACGGTTGTGCTCAGGACGAACACGACGGCGGATGTTTTGATTGACGACGTGTTGGATGACATTGGGTGGCCAACTACCTGGGGACAATCGCTCGACGTTGGAAGTGATACGATCCCTTATGGTTGGGTGAACGATCAGGCCGCTTTTGACGCCATCCACGATTTGTCTGAGAGCGAGATGGGGTTGACCTACATCGGCGGGGACGGCAAGATTTATTTCAAGAGTCGGCACACCTTATTGCTTGAGGCTGCAGCATTGGCGCTGACGCAAAGCGAGGTCGGGGACGAGCCCGAGATCAATAATCCGTGGGACGCTGTGAAGAACAAGGTCAGCGTGCGGGCCTATCCGCGCCAGTTGGCGTCGTTGGGAGAAATCTGGAGGTTGGATGAGATCAGGGCCGTGACGCCTGGATCCTCTGTGACGATCTGGGGTACCTTCCGGGACCAGAACTATAACGAGACAATCGCACAAAACGTGGTCAGCCCAGCGGCGACAACCGACTATACGATGAATACGCAAGCGGATGGGCTTGGGACTAACCTCACAGCGAGTTTCACCGTGACGGCCTCGATCTTTGCGGGAAGCGTCAAGTTGGTCGTGACGAATGGGAGCGCATACGAGGGATACATCACGCTGTTGAAAATTCGCGGCGAAGCGCTGGAATCTTTGAACGTGTCTGCCAGCATCTCGGAGAACACGTCCAGTCAGACAACCTACGGCAAGCGACAATTGACGCTAGAACTGCCTTTTCAGCAGTCAACGCTTGTGGCAAACGATTTGAGCGACTGGCTGCTTTCTTGGCTGACTTCGCCTCTACCGACCGTGGTGGTGGAGATCATCAACCGCCCGACGATTCAATTCGCCTACGAGTTGGGGACGCTGATCACGTTCGCGTCGGCCTATTATGGGATCAATCACTCGTTTCGCATCGCCAAGATTCAGCATGACAGCCTGGAATCCATGCAGAGCGTCAGGACGCGATGGACGTTGGAGCCGGCGGCGGGTTTTCAGGCGTATTGGCAGTTGGGCGTGGCGGGGTACGACGAGCTCGGGGTCAATACGAGATTGGCGTTTTAGTGGCCCCACCCCCGGCCCCTCCCCCGTCGAGTACGACGGGAGAGGGGGAAAAGGAGGAAGAGAATGGACGCTGTTGATCGCATGATTTACGCACAAACGAACAAGGGGGCACGCATCGGGACGGCGCACGACACGATCGGGGCGCTCAGAGGTGGGACGGGACTCGGGATCTGGTACGCGACTCAGGCACGCGCGTTAGGGTTTCCGTTCTCATTGCATCCCGATGGGGCTGTGAAAGCCGAGATCAATCATGGGCGCTGGCTAGCGCGTTGTCCGTTTTGCAGCGGAGCAGAGGAGGCCGATCCTGGGGAGCCAATCTTTTATTGCCTTTCCTGTGGTAACGCAGACAATGGGGGACACATAATGATGGTTATGTTCCCAGACGACCGGGACAAAATCGAGTCAGTGCTGCTGGCCCGGTTCAACATCGGCACGCGCAATTGGACGCCGGGGGAATCGCTGCAGGACCTGGTGAAAGAGAATAAAGAGCATGGGCTGGACGACGCCTAGTACGAAGACGACCGGGACGCTTGTCACCGCTGCGATCTGGAACGAGCAGGTGACGGCCAACATGACCTGGTTGGGAACATCGCACGACCATGATGGCGGCGCGGGTGACGGTGCAACGCTGAACTTTGCGACCGCAGGGATGATTGGCATTTTCGATGCGGCGTGTCCGGCAGGCTGGACTCGTGTATCTGCCTTTGACGACAAGTTCCTGTATGGTGGGGCAGCTTATGGGGCTACGGGCGGGTCAGACACACACACACACGCATCTTCGCACGCCGTCCACACGGGAGCACACGTCCATGCCGTTGGAACATTGGCGCCTGGGGCCGCATCTCCGGGGGGAATCAGTTTAGGAGCAGGCGGATACAATGCGGCAACGGGAACGCATACGCACGCTTTGAGTGGCATCAGCGGGGCAATGGCCGTGGTCTCTGCCTCGACTGATCTGACGGCTGTTACAAAGTTGCCCACCTATATTGCAGTGGTATTTTGCAAAAAGGATGCTTAATGGCTTGGGTTGCACCTAGCACGAAATCTACAGGACTTCTCGTGACTGCCGCGATTTGGAATGAACAAGTCACCGGCAACCTGGCATTCTTGGGGGACGCCCATAACCACAGCGGGGATGCGGGTGATGGGGCAACGATCAGCACCGCACTCCCGAGTGGGATCATTCTGATGTTTGATGCAGCCTGCCCATACGGATGGACAAGAGTGGCCGCCTTTGATGGGAAGTTTATTCGAGGGGCAGCGGCGTATGGGGCAACAGGCGGCAGTGAGGATGACCACACACATCCCTATGCAGCTCACACGCATTTGCACACACACGCAACGGGTTATACCCAAAGCGCCCCAAGCGCCTCAGTGAACTATGATCATGGGTCGGGTGGGTCGTACTATATCTCGTCCGGCGCTCACACAAACCATGCCATAAATGATTTGAGTGCGAGTGGAACGGCAACGAATGAAGTGGCAGCGGGAAATAGTGATTCGCCTAGTTCATCGGACATCCCGCCCTATGTGTGTGTTGTATTCTGTAAAAGGAACTAGGATGAGTTGGACTACACCAGCAACACAAACTACCAGCACGCACATCACGGCGGCTCTGTGGAATGAACAGATCACAAACAACATGACCTGGCTTGGCGTTTCGCACGATCACAACGGGGGAGCAGGCGATGGGTTGGCGATTGGCAATGTACCTTCGGGTGCTATCGCAGTATTTGACGTGGCTTGCCCGACAGGGTGGACAAGCGTCTCTGCGGTTGCGGCGGCTTTTAATGGAAAGTTTATCGTGGGTGCGGCGACTTATGGGGCGACGGGCGGGGCAGCAACCCATACACACGACATCACCAGTCTGGCAGCACACACTCATAGCATAGCCAGCCACACGCACGCCGGGGCTGGCTTGGCGAGTGCGTACACGATCTATCAGCAGGGTAATGGGTCTAGCTTGGATGTTTCAATGACTCATGCCCATGCAACGGGCGGGGCTAGTGCTGCGGCAACGGAGGCGGGAACAGGGGCAGCTACACCCACAGCGGCAAACGGGAGTAACTTGCCCGCGTACATCACGGTAATTTTCTGCAAGAAGGATTGAGGGGCGGGAGACCCCACCCCTGCCCCCTCCCCCGTCGAGTACGACGGGAGAGGGGAGTGAGCATGAGCATAGGGAGATGACATGAGCAACAATGGCAATGGAAAGAAGGATGAGTTCACGGCGCTGGGTGCAATTGATCTGGCGACAATGACGGAAGACAAGGTGTGCATCCAACGCGATCATGCGACGGGACAAATGGCCTGGCGGTTCGCATCGCCGCAGGCCGATCCGATGGGGTTGCTGCTGCGGTGTATGGTGTATGATCTCATCATCAACAGCGACCTGGCGAAGAAGGTTGCACAGCTCGAGGAGCGAATCAAGACGCTCGAAGGCGGGTAGAATGGCATATCCAAGTGTTTTCCCAACGAGTCTGGATTCCTACACGGCCAAGACGGACGGATTGGATGACGTGATGGCCGTGGATGTGAATGAGTTGCAGTCGGCCATTGTGGCGATTGAGACGAAATTAGGAACCGGTACACAGGCGCTTGCACTTGCGCAAGGTCAAATTCAATTTCCTGCAACTCAAAGACAGTCAGCGGGCGCGAATGTGCTAGATGATTATGAGGAGGGGACAGTCACAGTCACGTTGACGTGTGGTACAAGCGGAACGATTACTCTCAATGTCAACACGTTGTCGTATACTAAAATAGGAAGGCAAGTGACGCTGACAGGTCTGTTGAATGTCGCATCGGTATCTAGTCCGGTTGGGGGTCTAACCTTGAATGGGCTACCGTTTTCCGTACCCAATGGGAATTCATTTTATGGCACTGTATTTGTTTTGGGGGTAAACCTGTTAGCCACAGCTATAACAAGTTTGACAGGATACGTCAACATCAACACAACTACAGCAATATTGTGTAAATGGGGAACCGGGACAGTTGGAAACTTGGCAGCCGACATACAGGCTGGATCGCAACTTATTATTTCCATAATATACTTCACAGCATAGGGCGACCGAACGCATGGTAGTAGGTTTTTGAACCGATTTGTTTCCCGTCGTATTCGAGGGGAGATGGGATTTTCTTTAAAGGCGCAAAGTTTTGCAACCTATTTGCAACCCCTGTACAATCCCAAGGGCTTTCTCTGGATTGTTCACAGCCGCCAGTTTTCGACTGGCGACGCAGTGCGGTGCGCGGCCTGCACGTCGGCTCTGGCGATGTCGAGATAGTGGCGCACCATGTCCAACGTGGAGTGGCCGAGAATCTTTTGCAGGGTGAACACGTCGCCACCATTGCGGAGGTAGTTGATGGCAAAGGTATGCCGCAGCCGATGGGGGTGCACATCCTGGACGCCGGCGCGTTTGCCAATTCCGACGATGAGATGACACAATTCGTCGCGGCGCAGGGGGGCACCAGTGCGGGTGAGGATGAGGGGAGTGTTGAGCCGGTCTTCAGGACGTGTACGGAGGTAGCGCCAAATGGCCTGGCCTGTGCGCGGGCCGAATGGAACTTGGCGCTCCTTGTCGCCCTTGCCCATCACGACGAGATATTGATCGGGCAGGTTCACGTCTTTGACGAGCAGACTGCATAGCTCTTCGGCGCGAATGCCGGTGTCGAGCAGGATGAGGATGATGGCGCGATTCCGGCCGGCGGTACCAAGACTATGTTGACATTCGCGCTTGCCAGGTCGAGCGTAGGCGCGGGAGTGGTCGAGGGATTTCAGGATGGCCTCGACCTCGGATTGGGAAAGGGGAACTATGGCGCGCTCTTCGGGGTGGGGAGGGTCAATTGAACGGACCAGGTTGCCGTTGACAAGACCCTCACGATCAGCCCATTTCCACAAGGCAGAGAGGCCCGTGTGGTAGTTGAGTAGTGTTTTGTTCGAGACGTGTGTCTGGGAGGCAAGAAAACTTTGCACCTGGTCAGCGGTGATCTCGGCGATGAGCGGGTCATGGCCTAGATAGACTTGAAGTTTGCGGTAGGTGTTTGTGTAGTCGGCAAGGGTGTGCGCGCTCAGCCGGCGTGCCTGAGCATAGAGTGTGTAGCCTTCGATGGCTTCTGAGAATGTGATGCGATCCATGTGACCTCCGGTTCAAAATTGCCTGGACACATAATCCGAAATGCGGGTAAGATAATTGTCCAGAGTCTTTTTTTTGATGCCGAAGGGCAAAGCCGTGTGGGCAATGGTCGTGGATGAACGAGCCATTTCCCAACGGATGACCACATGGATAGGGAACCTGAGTAACCGTGTGGCGAAAGGTGGGCGGTATAGGGCTCGAACCTACGACCTCACGGATGTCAAAAGTGTGAGGTATTTGGATGACCATTGCACACACGGATGCCTGCCACGGCTGTCCGTGTGATTGTCGGTAGGGCTATCCGTGTGACGGTTGGTGTCTCAATGCCCTGACGGGCATTTGTGGTTTTTTCACCTGAAACCCTACCTTGGGCGGGACACATAATCCTTATTATGAGACATGCGTGAAAGGAGACATCTCTATGGTAGACCTGATCCGCGGTGGCACCATCAAATATCCAGACGGGCACACGATTACGCTGCCCCCGAATTCACAGCGCGTATTCGGCTCGATCTGGCACAATGGTGCTTTCGTCGAAGTCTTGTTTTACGAACAGCCCCAGCCTCATCAGAATGTCTCGGATCGAATCCACTTGCTGATCACCCCGGCCAAGGGAAAGTGCAGGGGATGGTTGATGAACGTCGAAGACGCAATCGCCATCATCCGAGGGTTATCGGTCGCCATCACCCAGGCGCTCGAGCAGGACATCCCCGTCAAGCCTCCAGACTAGCCCGGGTTACTTTTTGTCCTTCGGTGGTATGGGATCATGCCCGTGACTATCTGAGCTCTGAATGGTCCCATCTTTCCCGTGGATGACCAATTCTGTCCCTTGATTTTGGCTGACCTTGCGCCCATAGTCTATGGCAGCCTGCTTGGTATCGGAATGTTTTGAAGCTCTGTCGGCTCCGCCTTTTTTGACATCCCATCCGCCACCTGGGCTTGGAACGACGTGATGTGATTTCCGTGGAGGCATATAGATTCTCCTTGTTCAGGGCGACCGCGAGGGTCGCCCCTACGGTTTTAGGGACAGACGCAGCCGGGCGCGACGTTGCAGGTCTTGTCCAGCGTATCTGTAATCTTCACATGCTATGCCGTTGTTGTTCTGATCCAATCTGAATACGTCAATGGTGGGACCACCGCAATGCTCAAAGCAAACTTGCGCTTGCGCCTGACTGGCGAAGTCCGAGCAATTGAGTATATCGCCAGCGGAGCAGATGCAATTTGCTGGAATTGAAACACTCGTTCCCGTTGGCCGTGGCGTCCACGTTGGGCGCGGTGTTGATGTTGGCCACGGAGTTGAAGTTGGCCATGGCGTCCATGTGGGGCGCGGTGTTGATGTAGACCATGGTGTAAATGTTGGCCGTGGCGTAAAGGTTGCATTGGGTGTCAATGTTGTCGGCGCCATCATGGGCTGTGCTGGCTGGCTGGTGGCCATGGCGCTTGAAATAGCGCGGGATGTGGAGCTGGGGGTGGCGATGACCGGTGCCGGCAGGGTGACGGTTGGCTTGGGCGTTGGCGTGGCTGGCGACCTGGTTGGCGATGGCACTGGAGACTGTATCAGTATCGCTGGCTGCGGCGGGTTGGTTGGCAATGATGGCGCGAGCTGCGTTTCTGTGGGCGGCGCTGGCAGCGCTGCGTTGGTCGGACGGTACGAGCGGGTGATGATGTAGGGATTGGTTGGTGCGACGGCGGCGGCGGGGGAACGGACGGAGTTGGCCAGGGCGGCGCCAAGGACGGCCAGGCCGCAGCAGAGTGGCACGACGATGAGCAGGACGGCCGCGAGGTTGTACAGGCCCAGGCGTTTCACATGAGGCCCCCTACCCCATTGGCGGAGTCCTTTGATGTTTGCATAGCGTTATCGCTATGCGAGGGAGGGCGCGTGCCACGCGCCCCTACCCGATGATGTGCATGGCGGGCATGGGAAAGTACCACACGCGGCTGCCGGAGCGCCAGCGCATGGAGAGCATGATGTTGCGCAGGATGTACAGATCCTCGATACATAGTTGCGCCAAGATGGCGGCGAATTCGGCCTCTCTTTCAGATACCCACTTTCTTCCCACGCGATTCCTTCTTCCGACGCTCCAGCTTGAGGCGGGCCAATTGCAGCAATTCCTCTTGGTCGCTTACGCTCAAGTCTGGAACGATGTGGAGCATTTCATCTACGACGGCGCCGCGTTGGCGCTCCTCGGCAGACGTGGGCAATAGCTCCAGCCTTTTGAGTACGATTTCTGGGGGAAGATCTAACGCTTGGGAAATGGCTACTCCTGCGTCCCATCCGATGCCACGCTCACCACTGCGGGCTTTGCTGATGACTGAATGAGACAAACCTGCTTTTTTTGAAAGTTGACTATCAGTCAAATCTAAATCTTTCAGATGAGAATCGAGCCACGGGAAAAATGAGGAAGGTGTTTGTTTACTCATAGATGTTCTAGTAGACAATTATGTCTCACTTGTCGGAGTCTTATGACTCTCAAAATTGCCTATTGACACGGATATATATATTGTGGTAGAATGTGTCTGTAGACAAGTTACGGAGTCTTTAGAACGAGGCGAGAAATGGCAAAGATAAAAGCTCTAACCCCCAAAGAGGCCCTGGTTCAGTGGGCCAAGCAAAACGGGATTACGCCCGCCAAGCTTTCTGAGAAGACCGGCTATAGCTATATGCACTGCTGGTCTTTGTTGCGGGGGGACACGGTTATCACGGCCGGGACGCTGGGCTGGCTGACGCTTGCATTTGGAGCAGAGTCGGTGGCCGAGATCGCCGAGGCGATGAGGGCGGAGATGCCGTTCGTTTCGGCCGCGCCGAACGAGAAGAAGGGGACCGGTCCGTTGGGTGGAAAGCGGTAGGAGCCCCTCATCCCCTGCCCTTCTCCCAAAGGGAGAAGGGGGGACGGAGTGATTCATGTCACACGCAACTGAGTTACTTATATGGGGTCTGGTGGCGCACCTGGTGGCCGATTGGTTGTTTCAGAATGATTGGATGGCCGTTCACAAGTGCAATCTGAATCATCCGGCCGCATGGGTACATGGCGGTATCCACGTTTTGGCCCTTCTGTTCGTTTTCCCGGCGCCGGTGGCGGTTATGCTGGGGATGGCGCATGTGGTCATTGACACTCGCAAGCCGTTGACCTGGTGGCGTGTGGCGATCAGGCAGATCAACGATAGCACGGTGCAGTCGTGGACGATCAGCGTGTGGAACGATCAGGCGCTGCATATTGCGTTGATCGCGGTGGCGGCGATGATGGTGGCAAGGTTGGGTTGATAGAAATGGGGCGCATGACCATGCGCCCCTACGGGGGAAACAATGGAAATGATCATGTTGAATGGGACGCAAGCACTCAACCTGGACCAAGTGGTTGACATGAAATACACTCCAGAGCATGAAGGTGATCAAGATACTGAATACTTTGATCAGGAAACTGGCAAGATGGTGAGTGGCTCTGTTCATCATCATTTTGCATCCAGACTTGAAATCACGACGGCGGCGGTCAAGTTCGAGACGCAAGAGTATGACTATAGCCAGTTCCATGCTGTCGGTGGGTGTGCGAGTAAGGTCATCGTTCTGATGGGAGAAGATGCCGACATTGTATGGAAGTACATTGAATCCCGTTGCGAGGCTCCGATATTGGAGGCATGAATGCACACGACGTTGATGGCTCGAATATTTTTGGATACGCTCGCGTTGCTGGAGGCGGAGGTTGACACGCCACAGAAGGCAGAGGAGTTCAAGGCGTTTGTGTTCGAGTCGGCGGAGGGCGAGCTGGCGTTGAAGGCGCTGGAAAGGACGCTGGGGTTGGCGTTGGTTCCAGCCGAGGTGGTGACTCAGCATTGGGAGTTCGGGCCGGTGAGCGTTGATCGAATGGATGCTATTTGGGCCGATGGGTGGAATTTTAAGGTGGGATTGGCATGAATAAAAAACGTGTTCTTGCATTGGTAGCCGGTCTGGCGGTGTTGATGGTTGAATGTGGCTGTCTGACTGTGATGGCTTTTGGGCCGGGAACAACGGCGTTGAAGACATCGGCGCCGAGGGCAGCAGCATTGAGGACGGCAACGCCGAGGATAGTGGAGACGGACACTGTCACCCTGGTGACCATGGTTGTTGCTGCTAGAACTGCTACAGCACTCCCCACTGTTATCATTAGTGCGACGCCTATGCCAGTTGTTGTGGTGGTGACGGCGGCGCCGAGCACGGCAGCGTTGAAGACGGTGACGCCGAGGGCAACGGCGACAATGATGAGAGTTGATGATCCGAGCAGCACGCCTTTGAGCACGATCTCTGCTCTTGGGCCAACGGCGGGACCAACCACGATTCCGACGTGGACATGGACGCCGACCGCCATTCCAACATGGACGCCGACGATGACGTTTACTCCCATGCCGACGTGGACTATGACGCCAACACGAACGCCGACACCAACGTGGACGCTGGTGCCAACTGCAACCCGGACACGCAGGCCAACGGTTACACGCCCGGCCCCGGCGACTTTGGCATGGCCGTGCCCGACTTGTTCGCCTTTGACGACGCCATGCTCACCTTTGCCAACGCCGACGCCATTTCAATCGCCATTGGCGCTGCCATGAGCCATTGGTACAAGTTTGCGGAGGTTATGATGCCAGTGCAATATCTGGAAGAAGCGTTGAAGTTGGTCGAGCAACGGCGGGCAGAGTTGGAGGAGGATATTGAGTTGTTGACGGGGATCCCGGGGCAGGTGGAGGTTCATTTTCACGACACGATGAAGGATCCACACAAGTTGGCGCACGCAGCGGTCAGGATTGGATGGAAGATGCGGCGGGCATGGTCAGATCGGAAGTTGGTGGTTGTAAGCCATCCGAACAGCAGGATGAGGATTTATCTGGGTTATCCCATGGGCAGGGCCGCCCCTATCGAGCAGACATGCGCTTGGGCAGAGCGCAAGCTGCGTTCACTGTGAGCGGGCACAGAAGATAGGCGGCGGCCCTGAGTTCTTTTGAGGTAATCACCATGTTATTCATAATCGCAGCGTTCGTCATTACGTTGGTCATTGCACTTTTGGTGGGCGTTGAAGCATAGAACGCAGATTCTTCGGGCCTGACGCAGAGCGCAGGCCCTCAGAATGACAAAAATTTATGGACATCAACACGATCATCCCTAAACCGAATGATATAACCCTGCTAGGCGAGCAATCAGTTGCGGCACTGTTCCCTGGCGTTCGGGTGGAGGTGGGGGAATTCACGCCAACGCGCAGGCCGCCGACTCTGGACGACCTGGTGCACGCATGGGATTCTTCAAAGGCGGCGTGGCTGGCCAGCCACGAATCGGAGAACACGCGGAACACGTACAGCGCGGCGGTCGAGGCGTTCTTCAAGTGGAGCGCCAAGTACCCGTGGGCGGTGGGGCGCGTGGATGCGTTGGGGTGGAAGGAGCACCTGGCGGAGATAGGGCAAAAGCCGGCGACGGTGAATTTGAAGCTGGCGGCGCTCAGCTCGTATTTTGAGTTTGCGGAGAACGATTACGCAGTGATGGACGCAGAAGGGCGCGAGATCCCGCTGCACCACGACCCCCACGGCCAGGCGGCAGCAAACCCGTTCGGGCGGGTGAAGCGGATGCAGGTGAAGGAGACGAACCGGCGCAAGCATTTGAACGGTGAGCAGGCGTTGGCGCTGTTGGATGCGGTGAACCAGAACACGCTTTCCGGGAAGCGGGACTTTGCGCTGATGCGGCTGATGCTCTACACCGGTTATCGGAACACTGAGGCGAGGACGCTCAAGTGGGGCAACCTGGTGTTTGAGGCCGGCAAGGTGTTTCACTTTTGGGTGGGCAAGGGCGGCAAGGAGAACAAGGAACAGATCGCGCCGCCGGCGTGGGAGGCGGTCGAGGCTTATTTGCGTGCAGGCAGCCGCTGGGATACGATGCAACCGGATGATTACATTTTTACGCCGCTGACGGATATGACACTGCGGCTGGGCAAGATCGCGCCGGAAGATTGGGATCGCAATCATCCGCTTTCGATCAAGGAAGTTGGTCGGATCGTGAAGCGGTATGCTAAACGCGCAGGGTTGAATGAGAAGGAGATCCACCCGCACACGCTGCGGCACAGCCTGGCGATGAATATGCGGGCGGTCGGGTTCAAGTTGGAAGAGGTGGCGGAGAAACTGCACCACTCGAACATCGAGACGACACGGATTTACGATCACCAGGATGGCAGCGATGACGTGACGTGGCAGACGCTGCAAAGCAGGTTCAAGTGGTAAGCCCTTCGACAGGCTCAGGGCAAGCCCTCATCCCCCACCCCTGCCCCTCCCCCGCGTGACGCTTCGCGCGCGCAGGAGAGGGGAGAAAATCGGGGACATAATTGGTCTTATGTGTTGAGGGGTGGTGTTGAGGTTGGTAAGGTGCGGGGTTGTTCAATAGATAAAGGGTAGCACAAAACGGGGAGTTTGTGACAATGTTTGAGAATCTGGTGTGGAAATTGGTCTACCTGGCGCTGGTGTCGGCAGCGATCACCATTGAGCACAAGCGGTTTGCGCGGCTGTGGAAGCGTTACGAGCGTGCGCGTTGGACGATGGGGGTGGCGACGGTGCTTGGCCTGGCTGCTCCCCTGGCCATGGCTGGTTGGATGGATTGGGAGACGTGGTGCTGGTTGCTGGCTGGGTTCGGCATGGCCGGCGCGGTGACGACTCTGTTGTACCTGAATGAGGGGGCCAATGTCAACACCATTGCTCGAAGAGCCATCCGCAAGGCAGATCAGACTTCCAAATGATGAATTGGATTTCCTGGAAGATCTGACGGCGTTGGCCGTTGGGATCATTCGGGATGTGAAGCAGCTTTCGTTTTGGATTGACGACCCGGACGAGTACGAGATCGGGATGAGTATCATGCACCAGGCGCTCAGGTTGAGGAGCCAGGTGATTGAGTGGAAGGCGAAACGGCGGGGGGAACGACCATCCGCAAGGAAAGAAAGGAAACCATCATGAAACAATGCTACATCGAAAAGGATTTCAACGCATCCAGCCTTTTGGTCATAAATCAGGCTAACGCTGTCTTGGAAGAATATCGCGCGATGGGGTACGTCTTGACCTTGCGCCAACTCTACTACCAACTCGTCGCGCGTGGTCACATCGAAAACAATATGAAATCGTACAAACGGGTTGGCTCAATTGTCTCCGATGCGCGCCTGGCGGGACTGATTGACTGGAGCATGATCGAGGACAGAGGCCGCGAGGTAGTCACGCCGCCCCACTGGAACAGTCCCGCAGAAATCGTGGAGGCAGCAGCGCGCCAGTTCGCTATTGATAAGTGGGCCGACCAAACTTACCACGTCGAAGTGATGGTTGAGAAGCAGGCGCTTGAAGGCGTCTTGATTCCAGTGTGCAGAGAACTCGATATTGCCTTCACAGCCAACCGTGGCTATAGCTCGTCGTCTGCAATGCGCGAGGCCGGTCTTCGCATCATGCAGAAACTAGGCGACGGAAAAGAGGTTGCCATCTTTTACATGGGCGACCATGACCCATCGGGCATGGACATGACGCGCGACGTGCGCGAGCGATTAGGACTGTTCGCGGAGACGACCGTTGTCAAGGTAGATCGCCTGGCGCTGAACTATGACCAGATTGAGGTGCTCAACCCTCCGGAAAACCCGGCAAAGACCACAGATAGCCGGGCAGAGGCTTACATTGCAGAGTTTGGGGAAAGCTCATGGGAATTGGACGCCATTGAGCCGCGCGCCTTAGCCGACTTGGTGCGGCAAGCTACACTCGAGCTTCGCGATGAGAGACTTTGGAACAGAAATATCAAAGAGGAAGCGAGGATGAAAAAAGCGTTGATGAACTTTGCGGCCACCTACGAGCAAGAGGACTAACTTTATGCACCAGGCGCTCAGGTTGAGGAGCCAGGTGATTGAGTGGAAGGCGAAACGGCGGGGGGAACAATCCCCAAAGAAGAGAAGAAAGGAAGATAGGGAGATGAGCGAAAACACAAGCGACAAAATCGGTGTACCGGCGATTGTAGGCTTGTTTGGGCACAGTACGATCGCCGGATATGTGTCGGCGGATACGATGTTCGGGGAATCCCTACTGCGGATTGATGTGCCGGCCACAAGCAAGCAGCCAGCGTTCACGCGGCACTATGGGGTGAAGGCTGTGTATGAGATTGATTGGTGCAGCGAGGAGGTGATGGTGGCGGCGGCGGAACATGCGCAGGTGCGGCCGATCAATGTGTACGTGCCATTGCTGGTGTCGAGAGAGGCGCATGAGCGCGCCTTGGCCGAGATGCGGGAATATATCGAGCAGTTGCGCAAGGGGTTGCCGGAGCCGGATCGGTTGGGGGATGAATCCGATGATGAGGATGACGACGAGGTGCCATTCTAGCCGTGATGAAGCCGAGTGGATGGCATGGCATGAATCGAATCGTCATAGTCGGGCTGGGCGCGGCTAAAGTCCGGACGTTAAAAGATTTTCTTTAAAGGCGCAAAGTTTTGCAACCTATTTGCAACCTGTGGATTATTTACAACATGGCACAGGATGAAACTCGGAGGCGAGCATGGGCAGGCAAACCAAACTCAGGCATGAAGCAGTGATTCGAGCATACCAGAATGATTTGGGCCAGGGCGAGCGCGAGGAAGTTGACTTTTTGGCGGACGAGTTGGACAGCCACATGGAAAATCTGGCACCTCATGTGAGGTTCAGCCACCACATGGCCGTCGAACTGCTCGGAAGTATCGGTATTTTGATGTGCCATGTGGAAGAGGCCCAACAGGTGATATCACATGGATGATGAATTTGAAGATGACGACAAGCCGTGCCCAAAGTGTGGTCACCATCCGACACGTCGTAGGTCATGTGATGTGATTGGTTGCGAGGACGGATGGATTGACATGTACGAGTATGATGATCCACTCTGGTATGATCCCGGAGAATTGGAGCGATGCCCTGAGTGCCACGGCAAAGGAGGTTTCTGGTGGTGTCCAGAGTGCGGGTTTGATATGTACCTATGTGCGTCAGCCCAACAAGCAACTGCGATTGAGAGATAGCATGGATTCAATCACTGAAGAGATCAAGAGTCGAATAGACATCGTTGACTTAGTGGCCGAGACGGTGAAGTTGAAGCATACGGGCCACAGCTTTACGGGGCTTTGCCCGTTCCACTCGAATACCAAGACGTCGGCGTTCGTGGTGTGGGCAGAGACGGGGACATGGAAGTGCTTTGGCGCGTGCAACACGGGCGGAGATATTTTCTCGTTCGTGATGAAGCGCGATGGATTGGAGTTCCGCGAGGCGCTGGAGAGGTTGGCAGCGCGCGCGGGCGTGGAATTGCGTCAGATGACCCCGGCAGAGCGGGAGAAAATCCAGACGGAACGCAAGCGGCAGGATGCGGTCGAGGGATTGCTGACGCGGGCAGCAGAGTTCTTTTACAAGCAGTTGTGGACCCCACCCCCAGCCCCTCCCCTGGCGAATACGCCAGGAGAGGGGAGTAAAGAGGAACGGCAGGCCAAGGGGTTGATGTTCGCGCGCAGTCGGGCGTTGAGCGATGAACATTTGCAGGCGGCCCGGTGGGGCTGGTCGGGAGCTGACAATGCGCTCTTTGATGCGATAAAGAAGGCGGATGGGAGCCTGCTTCCGTTGGCGCGTGAGATCGGGCTGCTGCGTGCGGACGGCCGGGACTTTTCCGCGAACGCTGAAGGCGACATGGTATCGCCAGACGGGTGGCTGATCTACCCGCATCATCGCGGTGGCAAGGTGGTGTATTTCAGCGGGAGGGCGGTGAGCCAGGTTGATGGCGGGGACAAGAGCCGGAACATGCCCGGTTCTCGGCAAGTGTACCGAGCGGATGGGAACATAATAAGTCTTATATTACCCGCCGACAAATTGGTCTTGGTGGAGGGGCCAGCCGATGCTGAGAGCTGCCGGGCGTGGGGATTGGCGGCTTGGGCGATGTGCGGCGCTCCGGTGAGCGACGATGAGAACGGCAAGGCGACGCTGGACGTGCTGCGGAAGCGGGCCGAGCACAGCACACTCTATGCGGCGATGAGTAACGACGTGGCAGGGCAGAGATTCGCGGATAAGGTCGGAGAGTTGATCAGTCCGCTGGTGCGGATCGTGTTATGGCCGAGGGCCGAGGGAGATAAGAAGAGCGACGCCAACGATCTGCTCAAGGCCGGGGGAACTGCGGAGCAAGTGTTCGCGCTGCTGGAGGAATCGCCAACGTATCTGGACACGCAGGTGCAGAGGGCATCCAGGCAGCGAGACGTGAAGAAGCGGGCGACGGAGATCGAGCACCTGGCCGAGTTGGTGGCCAAGTTGGACGAGACTGAGCGGCGCATTTACGTCAACGACATCGGCGAGCAGAAGGGACTTGACATATCGCGGCGCGAGTTCGAGCGGATGGTGGCAGAACGGTTGCCGAGGCCAGAGGAGAGTGGGACACAGTACCAGGTGATCCGGGGGCGGATGTGCCACATGACCTACGATCGGGTTGGGGAGCGACTGCCGGCGCCCCTATTTCAGGGCGTGATTAGGATCATGGGCGACGTGGTGGAGGACGATGGCGAGGAGCAGGTGAGGCGGTTCGAGATCGAGGGGGCATTGCCGGACGGCAAGCCCTTGTCAAAGATCGAGGTGGAGGCGAACGAGTTCGCGCAGATGAACTGGCTGCTGAATAAATGGGGAACAAAGGCAATCATGACGGCAGGCGGAGCCGTGAAGGAACATTTGCGCGCAGCAATCTTGACGCTGAGCAACGACGTGAAGACGCGCTATGACTATTCGCACCTTGGATGGCGTGAGATGGACGGGAGGAAGGTCTATCTATCCGCGGCCGGCGCGGTTGGTCTGGATAACGTGCGGGTGCAGGTGGGGCACGATATGTCATTCTATCGGTTGCCGAGTTCGCCTGTGAATGTGCCGGACGCAGTGCGAGCGAGCCTGAGGTTCTTGAACGTTGGCACGTCTCACGCGACAATCCCGCTGTGGGCGGCGATGTACCTGGCACCACTTTCATCCATCATTCCGCCTACGTTCACGATTTGGCTCTTTGGGACGACGGGCAGCTTGAAAAGCACCAGCACAGCATTGGCGATGTGTCACTATGGCAAGTTCACGTATAACTCCCCGCCGGCGAGTTGGACCGCCACGGCAAATGCGTTGGAACGAATGACGTTCCTGTGCAAAGACACTCCGATGTGGATTGACGACTTTACTGCCCAGTCTACTTTTTCCGGGAATAACGAGCTGAGGGTAAAGTCAGATCAACTGTTGAGGAATTGGGGCAACCGGACGGGGCGGAACCGAATGCAGGCCGACCTGAAATTGCGCAAGACATTCATCCCGCGTGGGCTCATCATCAGCACGGCAGAGATTTTGCCCCCCAACCGCTCGATTTTATCCAGGCTATTTGCAATCGAGTTCAGCCCAGACGATGTGACGCGCGGGGACGGCAGCGCACTTTCGCTGGCACAGGTGAATGACGCGCCGCTTTACCCGCACGCGATGGCCGGATATTTGATGTGGTTGAGCGAGCGATATGCTACGTTGGAGCAAGAGTTGCCGGATCGGCTGCGCGCGTACACGGAGAGAGCGCGAACGGAAGGCAAGCATTTGCGTTTGCCCGGCAACGTAGCCGAGATGTTCATTGGGCTTGAGATGGGATTGACATTTGCGCGCTCAGTGGATGCGCTCGACCAGGAAACGGTAGACGCACTGAAAGAGATCGGATGGGCGACGTTGGTAGAGATCGGCGATCACCAAGCGCAGGACGTTGACAGCGAGGACCCGGTGGCAATGTACATGGTGGCCCTTGAGGAGATGATGGCGCAAGGTTCGATCTATCTCCGTGGCAAGGAGCATCAGGGAGATGAATTCATCATGCCTGCCTCGTTGCGCAATAGGGCATTGGGGGCGGCACAAATGTTAGGGTGGTACGACAAGCAATTTTGGTACTTGATGCCAGGGGCAACATTCAACGCGGTCGCAGATTTCTATAAGCGCGGGATGACGGTGTTCCCGGACACGGAGCGCGGGCTACGAAAGAAATTGATTGAGCGGGGGATGTCGTTGCCCAGCGACGGCCGGATGGTGTACCAACTCAGGTTGGGAGACGAGTTCCAATGGGTACTGCGGATACGCAAGGCTGGAAATCTTGAAAACCTGGAGCCTATCCCAGAAAGTGATTACAGTGATAACAGTGATAACAGTGATAACATCAAAGAATAATTAGCGATTACATCTTTGTTATCAAAGTTATCAAATTAATCATGTAATCACTGCTAGGGGAGAGGTAAGATCATGAGAATTTTTCTTTCTGACATTATGTTGCTTGATTGGTTTCTTGAGCACGAAATAACTGGCAGAGTTTCGTGCGCAGGAAATAACGGGTGGAGTTTCGTGCGCAGGAAACTAAGCGGGAGATAGGGAGATGAGGAGATGAAGACAGAGTTTTATGCGGATAGAAAGGCGGAGTTGGCGAGGGTGAAACAACAGCAGGCTGAGCCATTCGCGCGGGCGATTCAGAATGTGGGCAATGAGGATGTGAGGGCAGCGATTGTGCATCTTCGGGGCAAGGCGGTGCGGGTGATCGGTCACTGGCGTAAGGCGTGGACACATGAAGATGTGCAAGCAGTGGAGACGTTGATATGGTTCTGTCTGACACTGGCGAAGGATATGCAACGGGGAGGTGGGATGTGAATCTGCGATCAGCGAATGATGTTGCGAAAGAGGTGATCGGGGCGCTGTGGCCGGCGTGCGAGCGGGTGGAGGTGTCCGGGAGCGTTCGGCGTAGGAAGTTGGAGCCGAAGGATATCGAGATCGTGTTCATCCCGAGGCTGGTGGAGTTTCCGGTGGACATGTTCAACACGGCGCGGGGACCAGCAACGGACTTGGTAGTGGATCGGCTGGTGGAGCAGAAGGTGTTGGCCTGGGACGAGGTTGTGAAACGGAATGGGCCGCGCTACAAGCGGCTGATCCACGTGGCGCAAAATGTGGTAGTGGAGTTGTTCGCAGCACAAGCGGATAACTGGGGGCTGATCCTGGCGCTGCGGACCGGGCCGAGTGATTTCAACAAGATGTTGGTATCGCATCCATGGCAGGGGGGAGCGATGCCAATGGACATGATGATGCAGGATGGTTACTTGTGGCGGCGGGGGGAGAAGCTGGCTAGCCCGACCGAGGAAGTGTTTTTCGTGCAGATGAACTTGCCATGCTGGTCGCCGGAGGTGCGCAGTGTGGAGAGGTTGAGCACGCACTTGGATATGGTGCGGAGGCAACGGGCGTTGAGAAACGATAATCTGGTTCGGGACACATAAGACTAGTTATAGGACATGGTGCTCGACACGGATTGCGCGGGTACGCGCACACGGATACACGGATGGCAGAGGATGACAATGAAGAAATGGATAGTGCGAGCTGCGGATTTGTTTTGTGGCGGCGGGGGAACCTCAACGGGGTTGAAGCTGGCGTGCGAGGAACTTGGGCTTGACATCAGTCTGATCGCTGTGAATCACTGGGATTTGGCGATTGAGACTCACAGCGTCAACCATCCCGACGTGAAACACGTATGCGATGACCTGGAACGATTGGATCCACGCAAACTAGTTCCGAGTGGCAAGCTGAGAATCATGGTGGCCTCGCCTGAATGCACGCACTTTTCCAACGCACGGGGCGGCGAGCCGATGAGCAAGCAGAGCCGGGCGACGATCAAGCATGTTATCCGGTGGTGTTCAACGCTTGACATTCAAGACGTGCTGATCGAGAACGTGCGCGAGTTTATGCACTGGGGACCATTGCATCGCAAGGGACAACAGAAAGGTCGCCCGATCATGGCGCGCAGGGGGGAATATTTCCGGCGCTTTGTATCCAAGCTGGAAAAGCAGGGTTATCGGGTGGAGTGGCGTGTGCTGTGCGCGGCGGACTATGGAGATCCGACGACGCGCGAGCGTTTGTTCATCCGAGCGCGCAAAGGAAACAAGACCATCTTATGGCCGGAGGCGACACATTCCAAGACGGGCGGGGAAACGTTTTTTGGGCGCGTTCCGCAATGGGTTCCAGCGCGCGAGATCATTGATTGGTCAAAGCCAGGCGGGAGTATTTTCAATCGAGCCAAGCCGCTAGCGCCGAACACGCTCAAGCGAATCGAGGCGGGGTTGCGCAAGTTTTGCGGGCTATCATTCGTGCTACCACTTGAAGGATTCTTTCGAGGCAACCAGCCGAGATCTGTGGACGAGCCATTGCCGACAATCGTGGCGAGCCGTGGCGGCGGGTACGTGGTCAATCCGTTCCTGGTGAAGCTGTACAAGAGTTGCGATGTTGCTTCTATAGAAGACCCTCTTCCGACTGTGACAGCACAAGCGGGACATCTTGGATTGGCTCAGCCGTTCCTGGTCAAGTATTACCGTGGCAGCGACGCCGTTTCAGTTGATGAACCTGTTCCAGCAGTGACGGCGAACTATGAACACATGGGATTGGCGCAACCGTTCATCCTAGGCATTCGCGGTGGGAACGATGGATACATGCGTGGTGTTTCGGTTGACGAGCCCGTGCCAGCGGTGACGGGTCATCCGGCGCTGGCGCTGGTGGATCCCTTTATCGTGGCGTGCAATCATGGCAAAGAGTCTGGAAGAGTTTATTCGACTGAAGAGCCTTTCCCGACTGTGACGAGTGTGGATGCGTGGGGCGTGATCAATCCATTCATTGTGCAGATGGACTTTGCTAGGAATATGCACCTGCAATCGGTAGATAAACCGTTGGGGACAATCACGAGCGCGGATGGGCGTGGACTAGTGACTCCATTTTTGATTCAGTATCACGGCGCGTCGTATCCGGGCGGTGATCGCGTCCGCTCAATTGATGATCCGATGGCGACGCTGGGCGCGCAAGGAATTCAGCAGGGATTGGTGCAGCCGTTTCTCGTGCGATACAACGGGGTGGGTATCGGACAAGCGGTTGACGAACCGCTTGGGACGGTAACGGGGAAAGATCGGTTTGCTCTGGTCGTGCCAACAACCGAAGGGCCATTCCTGTTGGATATTCTTTTCAGGATGTTACAGCCGCATGAGCTGGCGGCTGCGATGAGTTTTCCAAGGTCATACGTGTTCGTCGGCAATCGTGAAGAGAAGGTGAAACAAATTGGGAACGCCGTGCCGGTTAACCTGGCAAAGGCATTGTGCAAGGCAATGTTGGCCAAGTAGGCGGCGCACAAATTGAATGGAGGATACGATGGACGACAAGATCAAGACGGTTGCGGTTCCGAGTGTGGTGGGCGTCGGGTCAATGGACGCGGGGGGACTGACGCTGGCGAATGTGGCGCACGGGAGGAGCGGGCTAAAGAATCGCCCGGCCCGGGTGGCGTTCGATGGCGTTGAGTATCTGGTGGGGCACAACGTGGAGTTTTACGCGCGCCCGATTGAGCGGATGGACTTTGCCCGGTTCGTGGATGGGCCGGAGCTCCGGGCGTTGCTGTACGCGACGTTGCACCAGTCGCTGGGAGACGGGCAAAATCGGATTGCGCTAGCCATTGGGCTGCCGGTGGAGATGCTTCAGGACAAGTTCCAGGCGGCCAGCATCGAGGCAGCCATGACGAACTGGATGGTCGGGCAGCATCGCTTTGCGGTGGATGATCTGAATGTGGAATTCGAGATCGTTGGGCTGCGGGCAAAGATCGCGCAGCCGGTGGCAACGTGGTTCGATTGGGGGCTGGACCTGAACGGCCAATGGGCGCGGGGACGGGTGGCAATCCACGCGCCGGTGCTGGTGATTGACCACGGGTTCAACACGCTCGACCTGGTGGCGGTGGACGGCGGACAGATCAGCACGCGGTACACGTCGGGGGATACGTTGGGGATGCGCCGGGCTGCGGAGATGACGGCTGAAAATGTGCGGCGCCAGCATAATGTAGAGCTTTCTCTGCATGAGGCGGACGACCTGGTGCGCAGTGCGCTGAGCAATAAGAAGGCGCAGATCTATGTGCAGGGCGAGCTGGTGGATGTGACGGCGCAGGTTCGGCAGGCGATCAACAGTCTGGCGACGGACGTTGTACGGTTCATTGAGCGAAGTGTTGGGACGGCTGGCAAGTTCAAGGTGCTGTTGACGGGCGGCGGGGCGCTGGCGTTGGCGGCTCGGTTGACGCAGCAGTTTCGTCATGCGGAGGTGGTGCCGGATGCTGTCACGGCGAATGCCCGCGGGTTGGCGAAGTTGGCGCGGCGGCCAGGGTTTTTGGTGAAGGCGGATGAGGAGGGCGCGGAGGGAATACGGTTGATCGGGTTGGATCCTGGATTTGGGGCCGTGAAGTGCGCGGAGGTGGTAGCCCCCACCCCCATCCCCTCCCCCGTCGAGGACGACAGGAGAGGGGCATAGATGGGAAGGCCAGCAGCAGCGGGAGAGGTATTCTATTTGGGACGGCTCAGGTGGCGGCCGGGGGATGCGCTTGAGTTGCGCGAGTTGCTGGCTGAGATCGAGAAGGCCGGGCCGGGGCGGCACGACGAGATTTTGCGGGCGGCGTTGACCGGCGGGTTGGCGCAGGGACGGGCGCAGGCGGCGGTGGTCGAGGACGGACAAACGGCGGAGACGCTGGATGAGTTGCTGGAAGGGTTCTAAGTTTCGTGCGCACGAAATGGCAGGGGTAGTTTCGTGCGCAGGAAATTTTGATTGTCACAGGGATGTCGGAATAGCATAGAATGATGAATAGGAACACATAATGGCGGTTATAAGACATGGGAGGTTGAGATGATTGGAAAACGATTGCTGTTCGCAATGCTGATAGTGTTGGCTTTGGGGCTAACGGCTTGTGGCGCCGTCATTGATTCTGAGGGGGCAAAGATCGGCGATCCGAAACGCTTTGCAGAAGCGACGCACGTCGCGCGCATGTCTGAGGAATCCGTGCACGCCACGTCAACCGCGGTCAGTCTGCAAACGACACGAACGGCGGCAGAGATTTCAGCGCAAGCCACGCGGACAATAGCGGACATCACGGCGCGCGCGACTGCTGAGGCGATTGCCCATGATAAGGCGCAGGCCGATGCGGACAAGGTGAGAGCAGAGGCAACCGTAGCACTTGCCAAAGCAAAAACGGAAGTGGACGCGCAACCAGCAGAAGCGCGCGGAAAAGCGACGGCTTATCTTTTGGGGTGGGCCGGACTTGGAGTTGGTGTGTTGGTGATGGCGGTGGGCCTGGCCTTTGGTGTTGTGGCGTGGGTGAACAAGCGGGCAACCGTGATCTATCCAAACGCACAAGGTCAGTTTCCGCTTGTACCTGAGCGCGGCCTCGGCTACACTATCTATCACGATCCCAACCGGGCACTTGGACCCGGCACGGTCGTCAATCGCCCTGGCCTGGCCGAGGCCATTACGCATGTGATCCTGCTTGCGCAAGGCAGGGAGAAACCGCAAGCGCCTGGGGCAGCGTATCCAGAGACGGCAAGCGAGCAGGCCATGCTCCAGATCGGCACAGGCGCTCAGCTTGTCCAAAATGAAGTTGCCAAGCAGAGTGGGCGTCCCAGGTTTATGTTCGGGTTCATGCAATCGCCGGGAGTGCAGCCGACCGGAGCTCATGGGCAGACGCGCCACGGCCGTATGCCTCAAGTCGCCGTGATCAATGATCCAAAGCAGATAGAGCACTTTGAGCAAAAGTTGCTTAACGAGGGTGATGATGAATAAAAGATGGGTCGTGCTCTCAGCATCGGTTCTGCTCTTGATCATGGCTATGATCGTCACGCCGGCAGCGGCGCAAGACCCTGGGCCTGTGACCGGGGCATTGGCGACTCTGGCTGCGGCGACTGCTCAAGCGCAGATGATTCGACAGGCGCAGGAGGCAACCTATGCCGCGCAGAGGGCGACGATCCAGGCGGTGATGATCGAGCAGACCCGGACTGCGGCGCAAATGCAGGCCAGTGCAACCCGTCAAGCTTTTTCAGTACAGGGCACAGCGACGGCGCTCAGCGCACAGGCTACACAATCAGCGCTGGATGAATTGAACCGACAACGGGCTATGACGGCAACAAGTCAGGCGCAGAATCTACAAGCGACCCGAAACGCACAAGAGGCAGCAGCGACGGCGGCGGTATTGAGTTCGCAAGCCACAAGCGAAGCCTATCAAGCACAGGCGACGCGATTGCGAGCAATCGAAGCGGTTGCGATCGCGGCGCAAGCCACAGATGCGGCGCGACTTTCGGAAACCTACGCTACACGTCAAGAACGTTTCTCACTCGGCTTGCTGATTGTCGAGGTTGGATTCATCATAGGGGCACTGTTGATTATCGGTTGGCTGACAAGAACTCTGGTGCTGTGGGCCAAGCGATTAGCACCACAGCCAGTGAGTGATGCGGCGTTGCTTGATTTTGCTAAGCAAAATCGACGTACCAACTTGGCCGAAGTGATGACCCATGACGGCGCTGTGTACAGCGCAGCAGAGCCGACCGTGATCGAACAGCAGGCAGAGCCAGAGGCGCGTATGCCTGAGTTTGTGCAAGTGGTAGATGATCCGCGCATCGTGGAGGCTCTCGACCGATGGGCGGAAAGATTCGATGCAAGCGCAGCAGAAGACCATGGAGGAACCCATGCAGGATAGGATAGTCGTCAATGCACCGCGCAACTTGCCTACGCCAGTTGTTTCGGAAGTCGAACGGATGGGCTACGGGTTGCTGCGCGGCCTCGACCGGATGGGATTCACGCATGAGGACAAGAGCGGTGAGATTTTCACCGTGCGCTTTTCGCACGTGGCGTTGTATGGTGGAGCATGGGCCTCTTTCACCGTGGACGCTGAGCGCCTGTGGCATTTCAGCGTGGCCGATCTGAGCAAGCCGCCCGTGTTGGCGCAACTTGCGGCGGTGGTGAAAAAGCCTGTGCGGGCTGAAACAAGCTCGGGCCTGACCTACGCCATTGAGCTTCAACCTAAGCCAAAGGTGAGATTACCTGACAAGGTTGTGCTCGATTTGGAATCGAGGCCGGAAGGAGATCTGCTTGTGCCTATCGGCGTGGGCCGTACCGGCGCCATGTGGCACGGTCTTCCAGAGATGGGACACACATTGATCGTGGGTGAGACGGGATCGGGTAAAAGCTCGCAACTGCATTCTATGCTGGCGGGGGTGATGTCGTGCGCGACGTCTGAGCAAGTTCGGTTTGCGCTGGTTGATCCCAAGGGACACGAGTTCAGCGTATGGAAGAACGCGCCGCACACGATCTCGCGTGCTATCACCGTTGAGGAGGCCGAAAGCCTGGTGGGTGAATTGGCGATAGAGTCTAATCGGCGAGGAGATCTGATGGACACGATGCTGGGCGTGTGCCGGGACCTGGCGACCTACAATGCCAAATCGGGCAAGGCTGAGCCGTACATTGTGTGCGTGTTCGACGAATGCCTGGATATGCTGGGTGAGAGCCGGTCGCTGGACACATCGCTCAAGATCATTGCTCAGCGAGGCCGCTCGGCCGGCGTGTTCCTGTGGTTGGCGACCCAGCACAGCACGGCCCTGGCCGGGATGCCGCGCGTGATCAAGGTCAACCTGAGCACTCGATTCGTGTTCCGAGTGGCTGACGAGGATGCGGCGCGCAATGCGGGCTGCCCCGGGGCAAATAATATTCCTCGCGATCGGCCGGGCCGGATGCTGGCCAAGATTGACGGCAAGCCTCAAGAGTTGCAGGCGTATTACTTGCCTGACGATGATTTGACGCGCGTGGCGCAGGCGGTGACGGGGGAGAGAGTTGCAGAGCCAGTCATGGATGAGGGGGAGGCCGAACTCTTGACGTGGGCGAGGGATCGCAACGAGGGCTATTTGTCTATTGCGGATGTGCAGCGCAAGCGCAAGGTTGGGTACACTGAGGCCAGGCGAATAACTGAGGGCCTGGAATCGCGCGGTTTGTTGGAGAAGGACAAAGCCAAATCAAACCGGAGGCGGATAACGGTCAAAGTGCGCGAGTCGCTTACGGTTTGAGCGAGGAGTGGCAAGGGTTTGTGTGGTTTGCGCGGTTTGAGGGTTTGCGCGGTTTTTGGCCTGAAACCCACCCCTTGCAGGCTGAACACATAATGTAGCTTGTGGGACATGGGAGGGGACATGATTTTTCAACGTACATACCAATGGGTGCTAGATCGGTCGCCGAATACCGGAAAGCCCAAGACGCAGACCAGGCGGCTGGCCAAGGATGGCGACATCATCATCACTCCGTCAAACCATCCGCTCGACCACACGGCTCGACTGAGCTCGCCGAAGTCAATCTTTGCGGTCGAGAGGAATGGGCGATTGCTTTATGAGGTTGGGAGGACGTATGCGATCCAACCCGGAAGAGGAAAGCACACATTGGGCCGAATTCGATTGCGGGCGATTGTGCGCGAGGTTGCGCAGGAAATCAGTGAAGGCGACGCCAGGGCAGAGGGGTTTGCTTCGCCGGCGGAGTTCCGAGAGGTGTGGATTGAGTTGTATGGGCGCGGTGAGTTGGAGCGGTTGTGCTATGCGCTGGTAATTGAAAGGGTAATGGGATGATGGGAAGCCGCAAGGGGGTTCCCCTACGGGACATATAATATAGTTTTCTTGGACAGACGGCATGTCAAGTGGCGTGCACAAATAGAGAGTAATGGACAAGTGAGATCTCTTGGTTATTATGATACTGCCGAAGAGGCTGCGAGGGCGTACAACGATGCCGCGACTAGATACCATGGTGAATTTGCCAAGCTCAATGATATGTGAGATTGAATTGGTTGACAAAACAGATTATATGTTCTATACTAATTGCAGTGCACTGTCCGTGTGATGGGTGGTTGCTCTCCCAGCAGCCAGGTCGGGCGACGAATGACTGAGGATGAATTCAAGCGAAAGGCGTGGCAGCATATCCTTGAACTGGTGCGGCTCTTGTGCATGTACTGGTTCAATAAGCCGTTTCTCGGTGGAGGAAATTTGAAGTAGAGCTAACCGCCATGTGATCGTCGCCGCGCCCATTGGCCCGGCACAATATTTCAAGAGTCTGTCTGAAGCGCTCACTCCGAAAGGAATGAGTGCTTTTTTATTTCCCTTCGGCCCTCATCCCCAACCCTTCCCCCATACTTGGGGGAAGGGAGATAAAGGATGGGGGAAGGGAATTGTTGAAGGAGGTTCTCATGCGTTGCTTCACGATTCGTGTTCTCGTCACTCTAGCGACCTTGCTCATGGTCGCCATTCTTAGTGTCGGCATTGCGCTGGCCCAAGGCGCCGAGCCGCCAGCACCGCCACAGGTTCCCAGTTTGGTCGAGTTCCTACGGTTGCTGGCCAGCGGCGTGATCGTTGGCCCAGCGATCGCGTTTCTGTTCGAGCGTTTCAAGTGGTTCCAGAACCTATCAAGCGACGGGCGCTTCTGGGTCGTGTTTGCACTTAGCATCGGGTTGCCTCTCTTGGGAGCGACCTTGCTGCAATTCGTTCCGGCAGATGTATGGACTCAACTTGATCCATTTTGGAATGCGCTGGCTACCGGCGTCCTGATCTGGGTTGGCTCCCAACTCGCGCATAGGTTTGCTAAATAGCGGGCTCCATGACCGAGCAACAAATCCTCGCGTTCGCTTGGCGACTCGGGCCTTGGGCCGGGCTTGTCATTTGTGTGACTTATATCATCGCCAATAAGGTCGGACCGATCTGGTTGGATGATTGGCGCGAGCAGCGCCGGAAGGCACGCGAAGCATTAGATGTAGAGCGCCAGGCGCGGATCGAGGAAGAACGGGAGGATCGGAAGAATATTATTCTGTTCTATGAGCGTCTCATGGCTCAGAACAGCGAGATGACGAAATTCATCGCCAATGCTTCCGAAGCGATTCACGAGTTCACCCGCGCAATGGACTTAAATACCCTGCAGCTTTATCGCTTGACTCAGGCCGTCAATGAATTACAGAAATGAGACTCCAGAATGCAAGACCCTAATGTACTCGACGGGATCAATCTACAAGCCGACGGAAAAATGTCAAACCATGATGCGCGATTGATTCGGATGCGATTACGGCAAAGGATCAAGAGCAATTCGGATGAACTAGCGCGCTTGATCGAGGATCTCACCCGGTTGAAAAACGACATTGATAACATTGCCCAGATCGAGTTCTTTGTGGAGGATGTCGAATGAAATGGTGGCTGGGCCCGGTTATCGGAGTTTCTATTTTGGTTGGCATAGGATTTGCCTCGTGCGATAATCCAGCGCCGACTGTTTCTCCTATATCGCCTCTCCCAACCCCGACCGTCACCTCGCCGATTTTTCCCCTGGCTGTACCGACGGCGTTGCCCCCGATCGTGGTCCCGGGGAATCTTTTGTCGGATAGCAGTTTGGAAGGACCGTACCATTCACAAGATGGTATCCCGGAGATCAATGTTTCGACCGTTTGGCGGGCCTGGTTCGTGAATGATCCAGGTTGTCGCCCCGGGGATCCCGAGTGTTATCTTTCTGTTTGTCCCTCGAATTGTTTTCAGCCTTCAAAACCTCGTTGTGTCGCAGATCGTGGCTGCTGGTGGGCGAGGCCAGAGTTCAACCCCATAGACGTTGGAAAGGCGGCATATCGTGTCCATTCCGGCAGGTTGGCACAGATGTATTTTACGTATGGCCGAATGGGACAGGGTGGGCTAGTCCGGCGAGTGACTGGAATCACGCCAGGGGCATGGTTGGAGTTTTCGGCCTGGGTGCAAACCTGGCAGTGTTACAACTATGGCGTTGATTGTGACTGGGGCAGGAAGAGTGACAAGCCCTACGATATGCACACAAAGATCGGGATTGATCCGACCGGCGGGATTGATCCGTTTTCTTCTTCTATCGTATGGTCTGGGGAGGCGCCGGCGTATGACCAATGGACGCAGTTCATTGTGTACGCGCAGGCGGCAGGGGATTCAGTGACGGTGTTTACTCATGCGCGGGCCGAGTTCGACTATGCTCGCATGAATAATGACGTGTACGTGGATGACCTGGCGCTGGTGAGCATCCCGGCGTTGTCTCCTAAAGTTTATTTGCCTTTGATCATGAGGTGGGGGGAATAGATGGGCAAGTACTTGGGGACGTGCATCTTGCTTCCGCAACGAACGATGTGGGAACGCTATGATTTCGCGTCCCATTGTGTAGAGTTTTCGGCAGCACACGCCGCGACTTTGACGTTTAGTGCGGATGACGCGGCCCGGTATGACCGGATCATTTGCGTCAATCCCGGGTGGATCGGGACGGGGTTGACTTTAGACTGGTTGCGCTCTCGCGGGTTTACGGGGGAATGGAATGTGATCGAGGTTACGACTGCCTGTGAGTTGTGGCTAAAGTTCTATAAAGAGGGCGTTCCCGGATGGTATTCCCCAAGGTGGATAGAAGCCAGGCGCGAAGCATAGGTGCGTGGTTGCGAGGTCATCATGGCAACTAGCAAGGATATGTATCTCCGACAGTGTATTGCTTCAATTCGGGCGATGCTCGACGATATGGAGGCTGTGTTGGAGCAAAACGTGGTCGCTTCCGGTATTCCATGTTACCCATGGTCGCAACGCGATCCACGATGGGGTGACGACTTGTTGGGGCTGGCGACGAATCGGAAATATACACTCGCTCAGTACGGGTGTCTTTTGACTGACATGGCCAGCGCGACCACCATGACACCGGGGGAGCTCAACAAGTGGCTTGCCGAGCGCAAGGCGTTTGCGGACAACGGCGAAGGCCAATTCAACAAGATCATCCTGGACAGCTTTGTGCCGTTGGGATTCCGGCTGGGTAAGGATATGCTGTGTTTGAAGGTCGTGGCCCATATCCCAGAGGCTGCCAAATGCCTAGCGACCGGCGGGATGATCATTGCCGGCGTAAGCCATAACGGCGTTACCGATAGTGTGCAACACTATGTGCGCGTGGTCGAGCTTACTCCCGATGGGAAAGACGCGACGATCATGGACCCTCTGCGCAACCCTGGTGATGAGATCGTCCATGGGGTTGCACAATACGCAAACAGGTGGGGCAGCGATCCGGCGCATGTCTTTTTGCGCGTCATGTTCTATGAAGCTGTAAAGTCGTGATGCTGACTATGTTGGGAGGAGGTGATAAGCCATGCTGGGGAGCGTTCCGTTGAAACTTTTGTTCGTCGTATTGGCGCTTGTATGTTTTGCGCTCGCATTTTTCAATGTGCCTCGTTATAACTGGATGTGCGGTGGGTTCTTTTTCACGTTGCTGGCGTTCATGGTGTGATGCCCCACCCCTGGCCCCTCCCCTGGCGAGTACGCCAGGAGAGGGGAATGATGTGGGAGATAACGGGGATTATGTGTCGAGGACTTTGTGTTCGGGTGCATGAATGAGTCGGGCACAGACACAACATGAGGCGAGATGGAGAAACCTGGCGCGTGAGGCTCAGCGTTGGGGAATCGTGACGAAGGCGAGTCGAGCCTGGGTTCGTTTTTGTCGGAGGCAGGCCAATCGTGCGGCGCGCAGGTTTGGGAAGGGGGCGTGCCGGTGGTAGGGGATTTCTTTAATGGCGCAAGTGCGTGATACCGGATTGCAATCTAGCGATGAATTGAGTGCGAAGTTGGCCAAACTCAGCCCGGCACAGGCGGCAGCGGTGCCGAGGATTGTGGCGGCGGAGTTGGCGGGAAGCTCGGTAGAGTCGCTATTCAATGGGCCGCACAAGATTTGCAGCCGGTCCACGTATTATCGGCAGCGGGGATGGGTGCACAAGGCCGAGTTCCAGGCGGTGCTGGAGCAAGCCCGCCGCGAGATCCGGAATCAGAATCTGTTGGGGATGGTGAACGATGCGATCTCGGAGCTGAAGGCGACGACGCCGTTGGCAGCGCGGGATTTGAGGCGGCAGATCGTGGGCGACCAGGCAGCGATAGATGCGCTCTTGGCGGTCGTACTGGAGCGGAAAAAGTCAGTGGAGGAACGCAATGCGGCCGTGCGTAGCTTGGCCGTGATCGCGACGCCGCAGGCAACGGATGCGTTGCTGGCTTTATTGAGTGATGCCAACAAGGAAGTCCGCCTGGTGGTGATCGAGGCTTTGGGGATTTCGGCGGCGGGCACGAATGTTCAGAGGCGATTGGCGGATATTGCAGTGTTGGATCGCGCGGACAAGTTGACGGCGAGCAAGGTGAAAACACAGGAGGAACTTGACGCGGAGATTGCTGCGGAGATAGCCAGGGTAAGCGGCTCGATCTCAAACTCAAGTCCAAGTGATGTGATGGAGCCGGCTAAAGCCTTGACTCCGGGGTGATTAGGATATGTTGTCTCCCGTTTCGACTCAAGGGCAGGATTGGAGGAGCTGGACACCAGAGGCCAAGTTGGCGCTGCTGGGCAGGCTGCGTGAGATGCCGACGCCTAATGAGGTGCAGTGGGCGCGGTATCAATCTGCTCCGGTGGCGTTCGCGCGAGACGTGTTGGGCGATGGGAATTTGACGGATGGACAAGTGGCTGTGTTGAATGCCGTGCGCGACAACAAGGTGACGATCGTGCAATCAGCGAACGCGGTGGGCAAGACGTTTGCCGCGGCGGATGTGGCATTGTGGTTTTTGCGTGTGTTCTCCCCGAGCAAGGTGATCACGGCAGCTGCGCCGCCGGAAGACAATTTGAAGCGGCTGCTGTGGGGAGAGGTCGAGACCAAGTTGTTGAAAAAGCCCGACATTTTCAAGGACGCGGTGCCGGGCATTCTCAATATTCGGATGACGCCCGAATGGTGGATGGCGGGCGTGGCGATCCCGATGAGCGGAACGCCAGCGGAACGCGAGGCGAAATTCAGCGGGAAACATTCGCCGCACTTGCTGTTCATCGTGGACGAGGCAGACGCAGTACCAGACGAGGTGTATAAGGGCATCGAAGCGTGCATGAGCGGCGGGCACGTGCGGCTGCTGTGTATGTTCAATCCGCGGTCGGCGAGCGGGTCAGTGTATCGGATGATCAAGGCGGGGGCGCAGGTGATTGTGCTGGATGCGTTTGATCATCCTAACGTGGTGAGTGGGCGCGAGGAGATCCCTGGCGCGGTGAGTCGTGCGATCACGGTGGAACGGGTCAACAAATGGAGCCGGCCTGAGACGGAGGATGAAGCGGGGGCGAGAGGGGCGACGCACGCATCGCCCCTACGAGGGAATGATTCGGAATGGTTCACGGTTCCAGCGGTGTTGGATGGCGCGACGGTGCGATTGGACGATGGGACGTTGACGCCGGCGTTGATCGGCGGGCAGCGGAGGCAGGTGACGAACCCGGCGTTGAGTTATATGACGCTGGCTCGATTTCCAGGCCAGGCCGAGAGCCAGCTCATCAGCCGCTCGTGGGTGGAAGCGGCGCAGCAACGATGGCTGGTGTGGAGGGCGCAACATGGTGATACGCCGCCCGTGGGTGTGCGCCCAATTCATGGGCAGGACGTGGCCGAGTTCGGAGGGGACAGCAACGTGGCGTGTTTCCGTTATGGTGGATGGGTGGCGTCGTTCGAGGCATGGAACGGGGTGGACGTGTTGGTAACGGGCGACACGGCGGCGGCACGAGCGCAAGAGCGAAACGCACGAGAGAGCTTTGTGGACGCGACGGGGATTGGCGCTGGTGTGGCGCCGCAGATGCAGCGTTGGTGGGCAATGCACCCAAGGCAACTACAAGGAGGGCAACCACAAGAAGGGCAACCACAAGAAGGGCAACCACAAGGGTTGCCCCTACAAGAGGCTTTTGATTGTCGGGCGATTCCGGTGCACGTGGCCGGCGCGCCAACAGTAAAGCCCGATGAGGCCGAGTTCGGGTTGCTGCGAGATCAATTGTGGTGGGCTTGCAGGGAATGGCTTCGTGCTGACCCGGGGGCGATGCTGCCCCCAGACGAGTTTTTGGCCGACGAGTTGTGCGCGCCGCGTTACCAGGTGCGCCAAGGCAAGTTAAAGATCTCGGACAAGGATACGTTGCGAACGATTTTGCGCCGGTCGCCGGACAGGGCGGATGCACTGTGTTTGACGTTTGCGCCTACCGAGACGGGGGCTTTGGTGTTGTGGTAGAGATTCTTCGGGCGATGAGTACATTGCCCTCAGAATGACAAGCGAGTTTCTTGCGCAGGAAATTAGACTGTGAATTTCGTGCGCACGAAATGCAGGAATACATGGCAGCATTAGAGACATACGTTTACGACGGGGCCAAGGTCACTGACATCGGCAAGCTCATTTTTGGGAATGATGGCGGCGCGGCAGTCTCGGTGATGGACGCTTTCAAGGCGGTGCCGTGGCTGTACCGTGCGATCCTTTTGCGCGCGGGGGCCGTGGCAGGTATGCCGTTTTCACTCATGCGCGGCAAAGAGGATGTGACTTCGAATGAGGAATACAAACGGCTGACGGGGAAGTTGAAGCGGCAACTATGGCTGACAGAGGCATGTCTGATCACCGGGGGCGCGTCATATCTCATTTTGAATACGAACCTGGTAGGAAAGGAAATCACGCCGCGTTGGGTTTTGCCCAGCACGATTGAGCCAGTCACGGACGAGGTGAAGGGATTGACCGGGTTCATCCGAAAGGTTGGGAGCAAAGACATCCCGATCCCCTTGGATCGCATCGTTTATTTCTGGATGCCCTCGCTTGAGACGGAGGTTGGGCCGGGGACATGCGACGCGGATGTGGCGCTGAATGCGGCGGGCGTGCTGCTCAACGCCGACCGGATGATCGAGAATTATTTCAAACGCGGCGCGATCAAGATCACGTTGCTGACCGTGGAAGGCAATCCACCTAAAGAAGAACTCGACAGGTTGGAACATTGGTGGAAGCGGATGATCAGCGGTATCAGGAAAGCCTACGAATCCATAGCGATTCGGGCGAGCATCAAGCCGGTCATCATTGGCAGCGACTTGAAGGAGACGGACGCGGGGCCGTTGACGGACAAGAAGCGGGAGGATATCGCCGTGGCTATCGGCGTTCCGCAAGCGTTGCTGTTCCAATCGTCGGCTTATGCGACGGCGCGGCACGAGGATCAATTGATCTTCATCGAGCGGACGGTGCTGCCGGAATGCGACGTGATCGCAGAGGCGCTGAACGAGCAATTGTTCAATCGAGAGGGCCTCGTCCTTGCGTTTCATCCTGATAAGTTGGCGGTGATGCAAGCCGCGCAACTGGCAAAGAGCCAGGCGGTTTTTCAATTGACGGGGCAGCCGATTTTGACGGTGGACGAGGGACGCGATTTGATTGGACGCGAGCCGATGGCATTGACGCAAAGCGCAACGGCGAACGCAGCACAGGAGGAATTGAGGACGTGGCAACGGTTTGCGCTGAGGCGCTTTCGCGAGGGCAAGGCGGAAAAGGCAGCGGAGTTCAAGTGCAATTTTGTTCCTATGGGTAGAGCGGCGCAGATCGCGGAGGCATTGAAGGCGGCTCGGACGGTTGAGGAGGTGGAGCAGGTGTTTGGAGAGACCCCTGCCCTCATCCCCGACCCTTCCCCCAAGTATGGGGGAAGGGAGGAAGAGGAGACTCATAATCTGTCTTATATGTCGAGCGTAAAATCTATTGGGTATGGATCGGATGGGCACAAAAGTTTGATGGGGCGCTTTGACCGACGGGCGAATAAGTATGAGAAGCAATTATCGCGTGTGGTGAAGGCTCTTTTCAACCAGCAGCAAGAGGCTGTATTGGCGGGGTTGCGCAAACGGGCAACGCGCAGCGTGGGCGTGAACGACGAGCCGTTCGATGTGGATGAATGGCGCAAGGAATTTGAAAAGAGCGTGGCCCCCATTCTTGAAAACATTGTTGAGACTGTCGGGCAAAATACGCTGGACGATTATGCTATTGAGATGGCGTTCAACGTGGACGAACCGGCGGTGGCGCATTTTTTGAGCCGCAGGGCGCAACGATTTGCAAAGCGAGTGAACGAGACGACGTGGGAAGAGTTGAAGGCGTCGCTTCGGAAAGGAATCGAGGGGGGAGAAAACATCACGCAGCTCGAGGCGCGGGTGCTGGACGTGATGGCGGGACGTATTCGTAGCACACCGGAGACGATTGTGAGGACGGAAGTGATCGGTGCTGCGAACGGCGGGACGCTGGAGGCGTGGAAGCAATCGGGCGTGGTGGCGACGAAGACGTGGATGGCAACGTTGGACAGCCGGACGCGGGATAGCCATGTAGATGCACACGGGCAGACGGTGCCCATCGAGGCTGATTTTGTGGTGGGCGGCGCGAGGGGACCGGCGCCTGGGCAGTTGGGGGTAGCAGAGGAAGATATAAACTGCAGGTGCACCATGAAGGCGAATTTAGAATAGAGATTCTTCGGGCGATGAGTACATCGCCCTCAGAATGACAGAGGAAACGGGAGGGGAACATGGCAACGTGGAAGGTGGGTGCGGCAAGGGATTTGCCGGTTGCGGAACGGAGCGCCTGGGATGGGCCGGCGGCTGCGGCGCGCATTTTTGAGTGGGCAGGCTGGCCGGATGATCCTGATTCATCAAAAGCGCGGCGCGGGTTTTTGATTTACGATGCGGATGCGCCCGACCTGAAGGGGAGCTACAAGTTGCCGTTCGCGGACGTGGTGGACGGCAAGCTCTCGATGATTGACGCAGGATTACGCGCGTGCGCTTCACGGTTGCCACAAACGAAAGCGCCGCAGGACGTGCTCGACCGGGCGCGTAAGGTGATTGACGGGTACCAGAAGACGATGGAAAAGCAGGGCAAGTCGCTGGGCCTGGACGCCCTCAAGGCGTGGGTGAATCATTTGCGGCAAGCGGGGGAACGGGAAACGAAGGCGATCACGGATGCACCGGGATATCGTGCACGGTGGCCACGCAATTGCACCGGGTGCAATTTTTACCAGGCTATTGAGGGCAGCGACGATGGCATGTGCACTCAGTTCGAGTTCGAGACGGACTGTGAGCACGTGTGCGACGCATGGGCGGAAAGACAGCCTGCGCCAGACATGGCCGGAGCGGTGCCGGTTGTCATCGTGGGCGACGTGAGCGCGGAGGCCCAGGCGAAATCGTTGAAAGAATGGCGTGACAGCGATGATGCCGTGGTGGCGTTCGGCGGGGAGATCAAGTCGTTGGACGCGAATGGGCGCGTGGGGGGATACGGCGTGCTGTTTGGGGACGAGGAGCACAAGGACTTGACCGGCACATGGTTCACGGCTGAAACGGACTATGGCCCCCACAATGGCGACGGTGCACAGACGACGATGAATCATTGTCTGCCCCTCGGGCCCGAGTTGAAGGCGTTTGCGGAGCATCTATTGGCACCGGTCAAAGCGACGAAGGATCAGATCGGTATTTTTGTCGAGACGGTGCTGAACCTGTCCGATGAGTATGAGAAGCTTCTTTACGAGTTGACACGGGCGGGAAAATTCAAGTGGTCATCGGGAACGGCCCAGCGGTTGATTCGGGCTGAGAAGAGCGGCAAGTTGACAAACTGGCCCATCATCGAATGGGCGTTGACGCCGATTCCGGCCGAGCCGCGCCTGGGCGCGGTGACGCCGTTGAAATCTTTGGCGGATGCTATACCTGAGCACACAGGACAGTCGGAGGCGCAGGCAGAGGCGGCCCCTGCGGGGACCGCGTCCGGCGCGACTGATTCTGAGGCAACGGGACAGTCTGCCAATCACTTAGCAGAGACGGGCTTGCCCGTCACTATAGTCGAAACACATGAGGAGGGCACAATGCCAGATACAGTGGATGTGAAGGCCATTGCAAAGCAGGCAGCGGATGAGGCTGTGGCGGCGGTGATGGCGAAATTGCAGGGATCTCCGGCGCAGGACGGCGCGGGGTTCGTGACGGAACCTACGAAGGGCTCCGATAAGGACGCGATCAAGGCAGCGCGCATGTTGCGGTTCGGGAACCTGGACGAGAACCAGAATACGGTGATGCACGAACTGTTCGGCACTGATTACCGTGAACTGATTGAGCAGCAAACGCGAGCGTTCAAGACCTACATCCGCAAGGGCGAGCGCGGGATAGATCAGGATGCGGCTGCGATGCTGCGCCGGCAATTGTGGACTATTGACGATGTGGTCGGGCTGCTCAAGAGCGGCATGACGGTGTCCGAGATCAAGGCGACGATGGTCGAGGGCATTGACGTGCTGGGCGGATATGCGGTTCCGCCACAGACAAGCGCCAACATCATCCAGAGACTCAAGGGACTGACGGCAATGCGCGATGGCGGTGCGCTGGTGGTGCAAACCACGAGCAATATGCTGCAATGGTTGAAGTTGACCGGCGGCGGATCGCAGTACCCGACCGGAATGCGCGGGGCGTGGGGCACTGAAATCCAGACGCCGTCCCCGAAGAATTTCACCATCGGCTTGCTTGAAATTCCGGTGAACGTGTACACCTACAAGGTGCCGATGAGCGTTTCCGTGGTGGAGGACGCGAGCAACCTGGTGACGATCCTGGAACAGCAGATCGCGGACACGCTGGCGATTGACGAGGACACGGCGTTTCTGACGGGAGACGGCGCCAACAAGCCGCGTGGAATTCTGCCGGGCACTCTCAATAGCGATAGCTATGATCACGCGCCGAGCTTGAGCGCGGGCGCATTGACATGGTCTGGCCTGAATGGACTGGCCAGGGCGGTGAAGAGCCAATATCGCGCGAACGGACGTGCGAGCCTGATCGGTAACAGCGCTACCGGGGCTGCTATCGAGGACTTGGTGGACGGCATGAGCAGGCCGTACATCGAATCCTTGGTCAGCGGTGTGACCAAGGTCAAGAACGCGACCTGGCGCGAGTCCGAGTGTATGCCGGACGTGAGCGCGGGCCTGGTGCCGCTGATCTATGCTGACCTGAGCGGATATGCGATCGTTGAGCGGCTGGGTTTGAGCATTCAGCGCTACAACGACTCGTACACGGGGATCAACGTGGTGGAGTTCCATGTGCGCAAGCGCGTGGGCGGGCATGTGATCGAGCCGTGGAAGATCGCGGTGCAGGTGGTTGAGGCGAGCTAATACCCCACCCCCCTGGCCCCCTCCCCTAGCGAGTACGTAGGAGAGGGGGGAGGCTAAAGACAAGTTACGCTGGGCTGAAATGGTCCAGCGCATGGGAGGAATACGATGGCTGGTGAGATTCTCTCGAATAAGCTGAAGTATTTGTACTCTTCGGCGATTGGGACGGCGATGAGCGGTGTGTCTGCATATCCGGCCTCTGGCTCTTATGTGGACGTATCGCCCTACGTGCGGGTTCATGTGATCGCCACGTTCGGGGTGATCCACAATAGCGATAGCCCGGTGGTGACGGTCAAGTGCGCGGAGGCGGTGGATGGGACGGCGGACGTGCTGGATGCGGCTCTGGCATACACGCCCGCTCCGGCATCCGACGATGGGTTGGCTGCGATGTGGACGTTCGAGGTTGCTTCGCTGCCGACCGATCACCATTTCCTGCTTGTGGCAGCGAGCGGGACTCTTACGAACGGCACGTATATTCACGTGCAGATGTTCGGAGAGGTGAAGGATCAGCCCCCGACGCAGGATACGGCGGTGGTTGACTTTGAGTACAACTATGCGGGCGGCCAGGCGGATAATAGCTAGTGGCCCCCACCCCCATCCCTGCCCCTCCCCCGATGAGTACATCGGGAGAGGGGAGAAGGATGGGACACATAATCGGCGTTATAGGACAGTCGGGGCGAGGGTGCTGTGTACAGCGGAGAGCCTCGCCCCTACGACAGAGGAGGATGAAATGACGGACAAACAAAAGCAATGGTTGGTGTGGGGCATCCTGGTGGTGATGATCGCCGTGGCGGGATTCTTGGGGATCGAGTTCCCTGTCCCGGTTCCAGCACCACCGGTGGCTGTGGCGCCACAAGCGTTTACCTATCCGCCCGGGGCGATCTATTTCGCCGAGGGTGGAAAGAGCCAGGTGTTTCAATCTGGCTCGAGCGCGACGTATAACAGCGGAGCGCAGCTGACAGCGAGCAGCGGGAGCACGGTGACGCTGAATGGCGCAACAGCAATGGCCTCGGACAAGTTCACCGTTAACGGAACGACTGGGCAAGTTGTTATGACGCCCATCTCTGATACGGACACGGCCAACTATGATAGCCTGTTCCTGATCGAGCACGACATGGTCGGAGGAGGGACGAAGGACCGCATCTATGGCCTGGACGTGGAGATGACGAGACCTGCCGGGTATGCCACAACAGTCGGAGACCAGGACAATGCGGGCATCAAGGTCCGAATGGTAAACAAGGCCGTTGGTAACGCCACTGGTAATACTCTACGCGGGATTGACGTGAATGTGAAAAACGACAATCCCGATTCTACGATCACAAACCTGAGTGGCGCAACCTTTACGGCACAGACGGATACTGGTTCACCTCCGGCGGGCAATGTCTCGACGGCCTATGCGGTACAGGGGCAGATTACTGGTAATGGGCCAATCACGGACAGCTTGATCGTCGCGGATTTTCGCAATTTCAGACAGACGGCAACTGTTCCGGCAATCGAATACGGCGTCCAAATCCGAAATGGCAACACGACTGGCACCGGCATTGATCGCGGCCTGTCGTTCAAATCTGAGGCAGCTACCGTTGGCAACTTTGATTACATCATTCACATGGACGACGCGGCTGCAACGGTCGCTGACATCAAATTGTCGAATAGCAATGTCATCGCCGCTACGGAGGGGAAGGTCGTCTACAACGCGACGCACAGTGTTACGGCTGCCGAAATAAACTCCGGGCATACGCTCGTTACGGTTCCGGCGGGTCTCAAGTTTGCCCTAGTTGATGCAAAGGCAACAGCCTACGGTGCAACGTGTACGACCTCGACGAGCGTGTACTTGAAAGCGGGCAGTGTGACGTTGGTGACATACACCGTCGCAAATCTGGTGCAAAATACATTATTGGAGCTGACTACGACAGGAGTTGCGGTGGTTGCTGACGGAGCATCATTTACAACGCAGACGGCGGGTGATGATGTAACGGCCATTTCGGACGCGGCGACTACAGCCGGCTGCACCGGCGTCAAGGTCGTTCTGTCTTACACACTGGAAGAATAAGCCGGAGCCAGTTGAAGTAAGGGGGCGAGGACGCTGATAGGGCGAGGCAAGCCTCGCCCCTACATGATTCGGGGACGGAGTGACAATGGCGATCACGAACGGGTACTGCACGCTTGAGGAGATCCGCGCCCGGTTGACAATCGGGAAACAACGAGTTGCGACGACGATCTCATTCACGGCGGCGACCAAGACGATCGCGGATAGCGCGCTAGGATTGGCGATTTTCCCAACCGGGGCACGGATCCGCGTGCAGGGCACTCTGTTGAATGAGGGCTATTTCACGGTTGCAACCGGCGGAGTGGCCGGGACGTTGGTCACGACTGAGGCATTGACCGGCGAGGCGGCAGGACGCAGCGTGACGATCACCGACGTGACGGACGTTGCGGATGATCTGGCGCTGGAGCAGGTGGTGACGGGGATCAGTCGCGCTATCGAGGAGGAGACGCACCGGCGCTTTTACACGACGGCGAGCGATGAGGCGCGGTATTATTCGCCGGATGATTCGTATACGCTGATGCCCGAGGATGACGTCATTAGCGTGACGAAGATCGAGATCGACCAAGACGGCGACCGCGCCTATGAGATCGAGTTGGCGGCCACGGATTGGGAGTTGTGGCCCTACAATGCGGCGCTGAATGGGAAACCATACCTGGAGATTCGGATCGCAACTCCAAATGCGGAATACGTGTGGCCGATATTGCCCAAGTCCGTGAAGGTGACGGGTAAGTTCGGGTACTCGGCCAGCACGCCGGCAGCGATCCGCGAGGCGTGTTTGCTTTCGGCCGAGAAGTTGTTCAAGCGTAAGGACGCTATCTTTGGTGTGGTCGGCTCGCCGGAAATGGGAGTGCTTAAGCAGATGATGCGGGACGACCCGGAACTCAAATTGTTGATGGTGGGATTTACGCGGTTGGTGTGATAACGCACTACGAAAAAGCCGCGCTTGTGGGCGCGGCGGTGAACCTTACAAACTGAATCAGCTACGAATCTTTGTAGTCGTCTGCGAGTTCGTCGGACTCGGCTTGCTCAAGTTGTGACTTGAGCGCGGCAGTCCGGTCGAGCGCAGCAGCCACACCCGACAAAATTTGCTCAAGCGCTTCATAGTCGCTTTGATCGAGCGACTTGAGCAGGCGGCGTATGCGCTTCGCGGTTGCTGTCATCGCGCCGGATGTGTCTTGCTCGATCATCAGTGTGATAACTTCCGCGCTGGCGAGTTGGTGCAACAGGTCGGCCACGCCGCGAAGTCCCATGCCGTCAGCGATGTCTTTCAGCGTCTTGATCTCGGCGGGATAAAGACGCGCAGAGAATGTCGGCGCATCGGACGATGAGAACTTGGACATTGTTTACCTCATAAGAAATCTCGGTCAGCGGAGGATTCTCCAGCTTGACCGATGGCGGGTTGGTACGATTTTAGTTGGCGTCTTTGTCGTTTGGATCGCGCACTATCAGTGTGCCCGGAAAGTCCGGGTATCCGCACTGATTGCATGATGCGTTGTCCCAAAAATCTGTTTCGCGCACAGACGGCGGCGACGAAACGGTGATGTCATCACTACCACAGTTCGGACAAACGTGCTTGCTCATGATTCACCCCTTTTTCGATGTTTGGGGGCAGGTGGCTGTCCCCGCCCTGGCGGAGCGGTTATGCGGTCAAGTTTTCAACGATGATGCGCTCGGCGGTAGCAGCGGTCTTGCACTCGACCTCTTCGCGGTTATCGCAGACGGTGAAAGTCCCGTCAGAGTTTTTGTACAGAACCGTTGTATCTGCGATTGGCTCAGGATTCCCTACCGTCACAACCTTGATTGCATCTTGCGCTAACTTGGTGGCCTTGCTCTTCGTCATTTTTCGTTTCCTTTCTTTTTCTTTGATGACATCAGTATAGCACAATGTATATACATTGTCAAGAGACTAGCCTGACATTTACATGACTTATTGTATATACATAACAAAAAATCGTAGCTGATTCAGGTGCAAAATAACAAGGATTACTGATGTTGAGTTATAGATTCGAGGGGCTGAAGGAGTTGATCAAGGCGACCGATCCGGTGTTGCTGGTCGAGCCACTGCGCAAGTTTTTCAAATCTGCGACGGTGGTGGTGCAGGGCGAGGCGCGGCATTATGCACCCTCGGATACGGGGCATCTACGGAACATGATTGTGACCGAGGTTGACGCTGGGCGGCCGCCGATCTGGGGCAAAGGGGGTGTGCTGAAGGCGCAGGAAGGAACGCCACTCTGGTTCAAGGCGCGTGCGATGGAGTACGGCACGGGCAGTCAGGGGGATCCGGAGGTGAGCCACAAGGCAGGGCACTGGCCGCCTGGCGAGGCGCTGGCTGTGTGGGGCAAGCGACACGGCGGGATCAGCGGGTACGCGGTGGCGGCGGCCATCGGGAAGCGCGGTGGGTTGAAGGGACGCAAGTATTTGCGGATTGGGTTCGCGCTGAGCCTGGATAGGATCAAGAATTTGCTGCGCCAGGTGCCGGTGGACGTGGTGAAGGAATGGGCAAGGCGGGTGAGGGGATAGGACCCCACCCCCGGCCCCTCCCATGATGGGTACATCAGGAGAGGGGAGATGAGACCAACCTTCATCCCCGGGCCTTCTCCCAAGGATGGGGGAAGGGAGGAAGAGGGGAGATAACCCGCATTATGTTACCCGTGGTAGAGATTCTTCGGGCCATGACGCAGAGCGCAGGCCCTCAGAATGACAGTAAGACGATAGGTGAACGATGGCAGTGACATTACAGGCTGCGATTGATGAGGTCAGGGCGGACTTGGTTGCGGCGCTGACGACGGTGCGGGCCACGCCAGAGGACCCGCCAGAGCAGGTGACTGTGTTCCCCTTTATGACTGTGCACGCGGGGACGGGCGCATGGGAGGAAGGCCCGGCGGGGATGAAGAAGGGGTTGCATTCGATTGTGGTGGAGCTGCACGTGGCGCGGACGGCCGGCCTGGCGCGGGCGGTGAGCGAGGCGTTGGGGTTTGCTGAGAGCGTGCCCAACACGATTTTCAAGGGACGGAACGCGGACCGGTTCAACGGGACGATTGACACGTTCGACAGGATCACGTATACGTTCGGGCCGCTGAGCTGGGCAGGCGTGGATACGTTCGGGTGGATGTTCAGGATCGAGGGCGTGAAGCAGCAATCGGCGATCGCATGACAGGTATTGGATATTAGATATTAGATATCAGGTATTGAGATTGGAGGAGAGATGATTTCTGTGGTGATGCCGACAAAAGGGAGACCGGAGCAGGCGCGGGCGTGCGTGGAGCGGTTGCTGGATACGTCGAGCGGGCAAGAGGTCGAGGTCATTGTGGTGGCGGACGCGGGGGATTTTGACGCGCGCGGGCTGGAAAAGAACGTGGGGGTCATTCGGCCGCCTGATGAGCCAGGGCCTATTCCGGCGTGGAACCACGGGCTGGCTTTTGCGCATGGGGAGTGGATCGTGACGGGCGCGGATGACTTGGTGTGGTGCGATGGGTGGCTTGCGGCGGCGTTGGCCAGCGCGCGGGATGGGTTCTGCGGGCTATACGATGGGCACACGGAGCCGAGCGAGCGGGCGACGCATTTTCTTTTGTCGCGCGCGTACATCGAGACGCACCAGGGCGGGCACTTGATGCCGCCGTATTACCGGTCGTGGTATCCCGACGCCGAGATCAGCGCAATCGCTCAGCGCGTGGGCGCTTATGTGTGCCCGGCAGCGGCGCGTGTGGAGCATCATCACCCGGATTGGCGCGACGCTCCCGACGATGCGACTTATCAGGCTGGACGCAAACACCACAACGCGGACCGCCGAATATTTTATCGCCGGAAGCGGTTCGGGTTCCCAAATGAGGCCGTGCCGTGGGGCGACGACGTGCGAGCGATCATCGGGGTGCCGATCGAGCGAGCGATCTCGTATGCGGACGAGGTGTTTTGGGCGTTCATCTCTATCGCACAGCAAGGGTGGCCATTCATCAAGCTGCCCTACACGCGGATCGACGTGGCGCGCAACAAGTTCGCGATGCACATGTTGAACAGCGATTTTACGCACCTGGTGATGCTGGACGTTGACCACGAGCACCACGCAAACGTCGTCAAGCGATTGGTGAGGCGGGTGGAAGAAGACCCGGCGCGCCTGGTGGTGAGCGGGCTGAATTTCCGGCGCGGGCAGCCCTACGAGCCGATTGCGTTCGTGTGCCGAGACCAGGCGACCTATTCCGTGGCCGATTGGGCGCCGGGCGAGATGATCCCGGTGGACTTGATCGGATGCGGGTGCGTCATCATTTCGCGTGAGGTGTTCGAGCGGCTGCCAGGCCCGCCGTGGTTCTGGAACGATTACGGCGGGGCGGCGCTGGATAACTGGCCGGGCGAGGATATTGTTTTTTCGCGCCTGTGCCGACAGAAGGGGATCGAGTTGTGGATAGACACGGCCACGTCGTCCGACCATCTGATTGATGGGCGAGTGAACGAGGCGGTGTATCGAGCCTACATGGACGCTCATCACGACGAGGTCTATGTCAACGAGGAGTTGGAGGTGTAGAGATGGCAGGAATCAGGGCATTGCGCAAAATCCAGATGGGGAAGGAAACCACGGCTGGAACGTTGGTTGACTCGACAACGCTCTGGCGTGGCGTGGGCGTGTTGGAAGACGCGCGGGAAACCAAGCAGGTCGAGGAGGACGTTGGATACATCTCCGGCTTGGATCGGCAGTACGTGCCCATGTTGCTGGGCAAACTGTCAATGGAGAACACGCCCGCGACGTTCGAGCAATTGCCGTACCTGGGCGAGGCTGGGATCAAGGCGGTTGGGACGGGCGTGGCGGATGGGGCCGGAGGCGGGAAAATCTACGCCTATCCGATGCCGACGACGACGAAGAA